ACCGCCTGTGGAACCAGTGCTGCCGCTGCGGCCACCGCCACCACCACCACCGCCCCAGCCGAATGAGGCCGGATTGTTTTTGTCACCAAGTTCGTAAACTTGGCCACCACCACCGCCACCGCCACCACCACCACCTATTGTTCCGTTGTTTCGTATTGCAACAGCCACAGAAGCAATCAATGCACGTCCACCAGTTGCACCGGCACCACCAACAGAACCTTGTGTCATACCTGCAGCACCGTTGCCGCCGAAACCACCCATACCAACGATAAATCCGTTGTTTACAAGTTCTACACCATTAGGAAACGATCCGTTAATGGTCAGAGCTGTAGTTCCAGTATTACTACTACTAATATAAACACCACTGTTTATAGTAGCAACAACCTTAGTAGACTGATTCCAGCCAGCATTTACTGCTAGTGTACGCAGGTTTGCCGCAGTTTGATTAGCGGATATAGTAAATGCAAATTGGTTGACTTTGCCATAACCACTTTGCATTGAAATAGTGGTTGTAGGGTTTGAGACTCCCAAAAACAAAACACGAACCGCTGGATCGTTCATGCTGATTGCAGCAGTAGCAGAACGCCCCAGTTCAACGTTGACCTGAGACAGCGAAATTGCACCGGATGCTGGTAATGCCATATATAAATCCTTATAGCTTAAATAAAAGCGGCACTAGGCCGCTTTTGTAATTAGGCTGCGGGAGCCTCTGGTGCTGCGGGCACTTCTGCAACCGGTGCCCAAGGCATTGTGGTTGAGGTTAGTGCAGCTTTGGCTACTTCACGATCAAGTACCAGCTGAATATGTGCTTTGATACCTGGAATACGTGTTTCGTGAGCTTCAATCCACGCAATTACTTGCGCTTCTGTTAAACTAGCTAGTGGCACAAATCCCTCCGATTGAGGGTCGGGTACTGTGGTAGACTGAGGCAGTTCAAATGTTTGATCTGCTTCTGTACCTTTCATAGTCCACTCTACTTGTTTAACCGCATTTTCAATGCCGTTAATGGTAGCTGTACGTAAACCAGTTACTTTGATTGTGAATGTTGCAGTAAAATCACTTGGTTGTGGTGCTGCTTCGATTGTCATGTTTATTCCTTGTTTAGGAGTTGTTCAATAAGTGATTCTAAGCGCTCAATACGAGCACGAAGTTCAACGTTGTCTTTGGCTAGCTCTACGGCTGAGGCGAGTGCTGCATTACCATACGAAACGGATAATGTCTGCATGTCATCTTTGGCAGTCATAATTGCTTGTGGAAGCAATTGTTGAAATGACTGTGCACTAACACCAACTTGTGTACTATCTTCCTCATCTAAGCGATCATAAATACCAACTTTGACTTTGGCTAAACGAGCCACATAGTTCTCTGGCATTGAACGCCAGTTGGTTTTTAAACGCTCATCTGAATATGCAGTAATGTTTCCTGATGCAACAATCGAATTAGATATAGCACATTTGAAAACGCCGTTGTTGATGACAAGCAAACCGTGGTCGGTTAAGTTACCAGCAGCACCGCCAGCGTTGGGATGTGACCACGCCAAGCCATATAAACTACCCGTTGTTGTACCATCTGCAGGCAACTTGTAACTGTCACCCATGGCAAACACGCCTTGATAACGTGTAGATGCATAAGCACCAACAATACCACAACCATAGTTGTCATCAATATAGAAGTTACCATTAGCACGGTTAGACCTGCCAGACAGCGCTACATAACAAGCAGCATGGTAGTTGTCGTTGTAGTAGCCGCGCAAAGACCAATAACCGCTGGCATCTGAACTCCACGTTGTCTGAACGTTGTAACCACTATCATCTTCGTTGCGATACAGCTTGGTGACGCCCGGGCGGTTTCCACTAGTACGTGCAGTTGCATAGCTTGTGTAGTTACCTGCGTGCAACATTACGCTGTTATTTACGTACCAGTCTTGGTTTGTATAAAACGCCTTGTCGGAATAAACGTGCGTCCAACTACTATTCTGAGCACCAAAATTAACCCAACCATAAGCGGTGGTAATCCGGAGCCCAGTGCCATCACCTTGACTTAGTTTTAAGTTGCTATTGGCTAGTTGCAGACTATTATTTATTACTACATCTGAACCACCAGCATGACCACCAATAGTCATCAATAACGCTTCGCCGCCGTCGCCATTACCGTCGTTGTTAGCGTCAGTGGTTGGTGAGTTGTTGTAGAAGCGGATACCAGAATAAGCAGCACCAATACGAATACCAGTGTGGTATCCAATAATCAAGTCAGAGTAGTGTGGATGTGACCAACCACCGTTGGCATAGTCCTTGCCCATTGAATAATGGCTAGAGCCAAAACTATGTCCGCCACCACCAGAAAGAAAGTTAGTTCTAAGATCACCAACTGTTCCGCCGCTTAAGGGTAGAGCATATGAGCTGTAGTTACCTGCGTGTAATACTAAGTGTGAACTATCAGTTGCATAAAAGTTACCGTCAGCGTATACACTAACAACACCGCTAGTAGACGAGAAGCCAAATCTGTAATCACCACCATTAAACTGGTACCCGTGGTAACCAGCACCACCAGCCCAAGAGTTGTTGGTAATAGTATGACCTGAACCTCCCAGATTAAGGTTGATACTCCAAGTACCTGAAGCCCCACCACCTGTTAATGTGGGTGCCCAAGTATTGTAGTTATGATCAGTTAATATGCGTTTCCATGACATCCAAGAACCAGCATCACCATTACGGCTACGGATCGAAAATTCGTGGCCACTATATTGACCATTGATCTGCATATCATAACCGCCAGCTGGCGCACTAAATAATGGGCCAGTCCATGGCGCATTATTAGAGTATGTAAACGATGAACGTAACCAACTACCGCCTAAGAAAGTATTCGCATCTGCTCCTGGCGAACCTGGCCAACCTGTATAAGGGATTTGAACGTAATTGCTCCAATTACTTGCAGTCAATAAGCTCAGCTGATTAATAACATGAGACTTTGACGACTTGCGTGACCACCCATCACCATTGCTGGTGATAAAAGAGTTGATTGTGGGGTTTTCGGTTTCGCCGGTGCTAAAGTTAACATGGTTGGCATAGATATATCCATTACCATCGCGCTGAACAATGTGACTGCCAGTGACACCACTAGACCATGTTGGGAAATAACTAGTGTAGTTGTTTGCAGTTAAAACTTCCGACCAACCGTTCCAAACCCCTGTACTACTGCGCGATCTAATCGCCATTCTATTGGTAGGGTCTGTGTCCACCCAAATTTGAGCACCATAAACAGACGTGGTATTAGCCCACGACATACCAATAATATGTCCATCATTACCGCTTGGACCTGTTGCCAGAGTATGTATTAAGGAGTTTCCTGTGCCTGGCATTGCTGTAGCAGCATCACCACTAACAACAGTTGCAGCATTTGGGCTATATAGGTTTGTTGTAGCTGTAGCAGCAACTGACCCTGCAGAACCAGTAATATTAATAGGCCAAGTGCCTGAAGCATTGCCCCCGGTTAGGGTTGGTGAATAGCTGTTATAATTACCGGCATGTAGAACTTGATTGCCTGCTTGCTGAAGTGCAACTAATGAATTAACTACACTACCTATGGATAATGCTTTAGTATTGCCTGAAACAAAACTAAAAGTACCACCACTACTGCCGCTTGACTGAAATTGAATATTTGTTGCAGAAACTGCTGGAGTAGCGGTTCCGTCGGTATCATAACCAGCGCGAACCCATAAAGACTGTGTACCTGTAGATGTATTTATACGTAAACCAGTTGCAGCTCCAGTAGCAATGGTTAACTCGCCAGTTAATGTTCCGCCACTTAGTGGTAAATAACTGTGAGTATGGGATGCAGGTGGATATGTATAACTATCTTTGTTCCCTGCATGAATCAAAGCACGCTGGGCTGTGCCATCATAAAAAGACCCACCACCATAGATATATGTGCTACCTGTGCCTTTGATATAAGTACCAAGACCGCTAGTGGCGTTGTAACCAACAGTATCTGACTGACCAGCAAAGTTAATTACCGATCCAGTATTAATACTTAGGTTACCTGTTAATGTACCACCACTTAATGGAAGCGCATAACTGCTGATATTACTTGCGTGAAGTACAATACTGTTGTTAACACGTACATTCCACGAAACGTCATCAGAGCGGAAGTTAAAATACGCAGCATCTGAGGTTGTGTTAACGTATTCTAAAATTGATGTTGAAATATTTGGGTTGTGAAATACAACACCAGATTTATTGGTAGCACCGCCTGCTCCGGCTACAATTTCCAAGTAACCGTCATGTGCTGCAATTACCGCATTAGGAGCACCTGCTGGAGATCCACCAACGGTAAGTGCACGACCGCCTACGTTAACAATTGTTCTACCTGTTAGTGTACCGCCGCTTAAGGGCAAGTAGTCGTGCGTGTGCGAAGTAGAGGCAGCGTAGCTACCAACGTTACCTGCATGAACCGCTACATTGCCGTTAATAAGTAAGTTCTGAGGAGCATTTGTATAGTTATAGTGAAATAACTCAAGGTTCTCAGTTGCAGAGTTGTGATAAAGTTCCCATGCACCGTCTAAATAAACACTACTTGAGACGCTAAGATTAGACGTATTAACTTGCTCAGTTTGAGTACTATAAGCAGTAAGAATATTGAATGGTAAACTTACGTCGCCAGTTAAACTACCGCCAGCTAGGGGTAAATAACTTGTAGTGTTACTTAGTGGGGTAAAGCCCAAAGCACCTGTGACGTCACCAGAGCTTAGTGTAACCGCACCGGTACGAGTGTTAAAGCTAGCCACTCCTGCTGCGCTGCCACCTATTTCAACAACAGCATCTGTACCATTGTTTCTTTTTAAAAACAGCTTGCCATCAAAGGTGTTGATGGCAAGCTCGCCTAAGGCAAGGTCACTGGTTGTGGGTACACGACCAGTTACATTGCTGCGCTTTATTTTTATTTCTGCCATATGGCTACCTTTCGTGCTTATATAAGCAGGTGTCTATATTAGTAAGTTCCGCCGTCTACTGCTGTAATTGATACTAAACCATTAACAACTGAAAAATTAGTGTTTACAAAACTTGCTAAACCTTTTACAATACTTGTTGCAATAGGTATTGCGGTACTACCTGCTGCGGTAATTAAACCTTTTGCATTGACTGTGAAATTAGGTACAGTTACTGAGTCACCAAAACTTCCAACATTGCTGTTAACTGTTGCAAGAGTACCTACACCAGTTACGTTTGCACTACCGTCTAAACTAGCGGAAGTGTAGCTAATATCTCCAGTAATTGCAACGGTACGGCCAGTAGCCCACTTAGTAGCTGTAGCAGCATTACCATTTAACGCACCATGTACTGTAGATACCACTAAGTCTTTGTTAAAGTTCCAACGGTCGTTAGCGCTTGTGTATGTTAAAGTTGCCCCTGCTCCAGCAACAGTTAAACCAGCACCTTCGGCAGCGGCAGCGTTAGCTGCATCTTTTGCTAGTGTAATATTAATATCTGCTACTGCAACGGCTGTTGAGTTGACTGTTGTTGTAGTACCTTGTACTGTTAAGTTACCTGTGATAACAGCGTTACCGTCAACACTAATATTTGCGGCAGTAATGTCATCAGAAGTTAAGGTTCCGTTTACTGTAACATTGTTAAAAGTTACGTTGTCTGTTGTACCAACCGCTTGACCGATAGCAAAACTAACTTGATTATTTGTAACTGTGGTAGCAACACCAATACCACCGGCAAATGTTAGCGTATCTGTTCCAAGTGCAACAGCATCACTGCCTGTTCCACCAGCAATATTCAAGCTAGTTGAAATAGAGGCTGTTGTAACGCCAGTCACTAAGCCTTTGGCATTTACAGTTACCACAGGGATTTGTGTTGTACTACCAAAAGTACCTACGTTGCTGTTAACTGTAGCCAATGTAATTGCTGTACTTAAATTCTGAGTACCATCAACACCGGTAAAAGTAGCAGTCGCATCACCAGTTAGTGCTAAACTACGTGCATTTAGCCATGCAGTAGCTGTTGAAGCATTACCAGTTACATCGCCGGTAATATCTAAGAAAACGCTGCCTGCATTGTCTCGACGAACAATAGTATTAGCAGTATTTAAATTTGTAGCTGCGTCAACTAAATCAGTATAACGCTTACCACCAATTACAACGTGATTAACTGCATTACCTGCAGTCTCGGTTCCCATACCAATGTATAAACGGTCGCCTCCGTTGGATCCGTTGTCAGCAAGTGCCGTATAAGCTAACTCACCAGCACCTAATACAGCTGGGTTACCACTAACCTCACTGCGCTTAATTCTTAAAATAGAAGCCATGTTCTTTTCCTTTAAAATTGTCCTGACTCAACAATTTGTTGGTCTAAGAGTGTGGTTGCGGTCCATTTTTGTGTTTGATTATTGTATACTAATAAGGACCCTTGACCTAGCTGAGCTAGATCTATATCTTGTAATTGTGCGAAGCTAGACGCACCTCTTGGGCCCAGTAGCCCAGTTACAACTGTTTGAGGACGTGAATCTTCAACAACAACTGTTTGACCTTGCTCAGTTACTACTACTCTGGTCATCTTGTAACCTCCTGAACCAGTGTTAAGTTACCTGTTAAGAACGGAACAACTAAGCCTCCGGCTTCATAGAGTTCTAAGCTGTAAACAGCTGTTGCAAAATCAAAAGTTTGAGTAACTGCTGCAGGAATTGTAATAGTTATAGAATTTAACTCTAAGTCTATGATAATATGACCACCTGGACCGCTAGTAGTGGAGTATATAACATCTTCGCTGTCAGAAGTCTCCCGTATCTGCATACGAGCACTATAACTAATTAAAGGCACTGGCTGATTGTACTCAACAACGCCACCATTTGTATAAGCAGTATATTGAAGACTATTTACTTGGTTGATTTCAATCTTGTTTGCTGCTGCAGCTTGTGCTGCGGCAACAGTTGCCTGATTAGCTGTAACTGCATTTTGCCAGGTCGTATAGGAATTATTTAAATTGTGCAATGTCGGCGCAAAGTTACTTGGCACTGGAGGGCTTATTTGTTGGCCACTTGACATTATTAGCTGATAAGTTGCTACTGGTGTTAAGTTTACCCAAGGTCTGATTGTTGGGGCGACAATTTGAGCATCTTGAATTTTCATTTCGTTCCAAATGTCAAGTTGCCCAAGATAAATCTCTTCTAGTTCTTGCACATCTATAAGTGTTGGTGCAACAGCACTATAAGCTGTAGACAAATAATATGTTTCACCTACATTATTAAGCTCTTTCATACCGCCAGCACCTACTACTCTAAACCTCCAACCTAATGGAAGGTTGTGGTTTACTGTGGTACTTATAACACAAGGAGCGCTTTTTTGAATAGCCTGAATTGGAACATAAACTTTTGTTTCTGATTCCCAACGATAGCTTTCTTGAAACGTACTGCCTTGGTAAATTTTATAATTTATTTTAGCTGGTTGCATTTTAACCACCTCTCTTTGTGGCAGATAGCTGCTTGAACTTTACTACTTCTTGAGTTAAGGCCGCTACTTCAGTTCGTAGATGTTGGTTTTCTACAGTTAATTTTTGTAGTTCACTATTTAATGCTATTACTTCTGAATGTAGCCTACCCAATTCAATGCTAAGCTTTGTATTTTGCTGACTCATACGCTCCAATTCTGTATGCATGAGCGTTATAATACTAGTCTCTGCTTCGGTACTTCGCCAATTTTTTAATATTTTTTGCGCACCTATAAAAACAGCCATTACTGCGATTGCAATTAGGCTAATAGCTTGTAGGCTTTGCTCAAAACTAGATTCTAACATAAACTAATTCTCCCCGTTTTATAGTGGATATAAACTACTTAGCCACTAACTTTATTTAACTGATTGTAATATAGCGCAATCCCTATTTGAACTTAAAAGTTGGGAGACTACAGACATTTTGGTATATTATAGCACAAGGGCATAGTAAAGTCAACACAAAAAAATACCCACCTTTTATGGCGGGTATTTAATTTTTAAAACTCTTCTAAATCAACTGAACTAGTATACCTGGTGTATTGTGCGTAGCTAATCCCATTTAAATTAGTTAACTTACCATATATACTATACATTTGCTCTCGACTTTTGTCTACATCTTCGGGAAATGCTGACACAAAAACGCAGCCAAGCTTTCCTGTGTTTTTTAATATGTTAAAAAACTCATACTTGTCTGTATCCGTTAAATACTCAAGCGCAAATTGTAGTGTTTTGTTACGAGGTCCTGGCGTGGTATACAGATCTCCACTCTGTAGTCGTTCTGAGATACTAGTATCCGCATATCCAGCAGTAATTCCAAAAGGAATATTATGTTGAGGACTCCAATAGTTTCCGACAATAAATCTACTAACTTTTACACTTGTGCTAAAAGTTACAGTAAAGTTTGTCTGATTACTTAGTCCAGTTAGATACGCTACCACATACTTACCTCCACCATAAGCATTTTGTAAGTTTACACTAGAGCTTACAGTGGTCTCTATTACTGGTGCGAATCCAGCAACTGTCATTGTTATAGCAGAAGTATGTTCTGGTAAATAAGCTACTACTGCTACACTTCCTGAAACCGGTACAGTAGTTAAGGTAAAACTTGTACCTGTAGAAGTCTGCGATTTGTAGTCGTTAGTAGTTGGGTGTGCAGCTGAACCAGATACCTGTGTCAACTTGTTGCTATAAACTATCCTTAAATGTGCCATTGTACTCCTTTATACACTAATACTGATAAACTTGTTGGCAAAATCTATTCTAAATAATCCGTCAGTACTAGTTATATTTAGTCCGACATTAATAGTGCCTGCGTTGATTTGGTTTGCTTCTACGCTATTAATATATGTACTATTAAGTTTCTGTGTAGTACTTAATATTACGCTACCATCAGTGGCCCTAACCTCTAGGCCGTTAGAGTTTATTTTTGCTGCAGTTACAGACCCTGTTACCAATAAGTTGCCATCAATTACAGTACCTGGAGTTACCCACTGTTGCGTGCTTGCATTATAAGTAATAGTATATACGTAAGTTGTGCCGTTAGTGAATGTAACTGTATCACCTTCTATAGGTGTAGTAGGTATACTACCAGAAGTTGCTGCAGCAATCAGTTGATTAGCTCTAACTGCATAGCTTGCAGCTCCTGCTGAATTTGGGGACAAAGTGTAAGTATTGACATATATAGAGCTATTAGAAAATAACTGTCGACTGCCTCTAGTACCGTTAGTACCGTTAGTACCGTTAGTGCCATTAGTGCCATTAGTGCCATTAGTACCATTAGTACCTGGAGTGCCTTGATCGCCTTTTTGTGCTAGTACTTTAGCTGTACTCCACTCAGTATTAGCTATAGTATCTGTAGTACTAGAGCTGGCAGCTGTAGCTTGTACTACCCAAATTACCGTTCCATTACTAGCGTCAGGTATTGTTTGAGTCCAGCCACTAGGTATAGTTCCACTCAATACTGTTGTGGAAAAAGTATAAGTACTACTACCTGCAGTACTTAATGTTGGTGCTGTACTAGAATTATTATTGCGAGCATATAAAAATACACTTGCTGTGTTAATACCGTCAGTACCGTTAGTACCGTTAGTACCGTTAGTACCATTACTACCGTTAGTACCATTACTACCGTTTTGTACTAACAATACTGGGCTAGCCCATTCTGTTGCAGCAATACTATCTGTTCCAGTAGTAGAACTAGCAGTAGCTATTGTAACGTACAAAGGATTACTTCCACTAGGAATACTTTTTGACCAGCTATTAGCTAAAGTAGCTGTTGTGATAACATTAGTAGAAAAACTATAGTCTACAGCGCCAGGGTTATCTGTGGGTGCTGCAGCAGATCGTTTATATGCATATACCAAAGCTGTACTAGATCCAGCACCTCCTGGAGTGCCGTCTATACCGTCTTGCGCAAAAAGTACCGGAGCTGACCATAAGGTATTAGAAAATTGATAGCTAAGCCCTATACCTGCGGCTAAAACTTGTGTAGTCCATAAGTATTTACCAGCAGTTGACGAAGGTATATTTTGAGACCATCCGCTAGGCTGTCCAACTACTTGCGCAGAGTTGAAAGTATACGTGGAGTCGCCTGTAGTAGGTAATTCTGGTGCTTGGTTACTAGAGGTTCTTCTATATAGCACAACTTGAACGCTATTTATAGCATCTATACCATCTAAACCTTCTCGCAGAACTGGTATTGAAAGTATTGCTTCGCTTTGATTTACCCCAATATTACTAGTAGTTTCTGATACAATTACTTTATATTGTACGACCGTACCGGTACCCAAAGCTGTTAAAAAAGCACTGTCTAGGTTTAATACTAAAGGATTAGTTGTGCTTGTAATATTTGTAAAACTACTCGTATTACCGAATCTATAACTCCAGGAATATGCAGGAGTTATATACCCTACAACATTGGCTGAAATAGTTATAGATGCAGGGGTAGGTACTAAAGCTTCTTTAGGTACTATAAGTGAAGTTGCTGCTCCGGAATCTAATGTAACACTAGCTCCAGTTATCCTACTAGAAGATGCAAATAGTAGTTCGTTTCTATCGTTTAATAGTTGTGCCATTAAATTAATACCCCAATCTCAATATTACCACGTAGCCAATTAGGTTTAGCAGACACTACTAAACCAACACTTCCTGAATTTAGCCCAAATCTAGTGGTAGTTAGTGTAACAGCATCCCCAACTTGAACATTTAAAAATTTTGCGGTACATACCATTCTATATATTCTTCGTTGTGTTTTAAATAGCTGTAGTTTTTTTAATGCTACAGCATCTGCTTGCGTTTTATCAATAAGATAAGTAGATTCTAGTGTCGGTTCTACAGTAATTTCGTATGCTATTTTTGAAGCAGCATCCTTGCTTGTACTCTCTAACCATTCTGTTGAATAGAGCACTTTATGCTGTTCAGGTATTCCGGTTAATAAGTTGTTTTGAACTGTCCAATTTTTAGCATAACCTAGTTTAACTGCTGCTATAACCGGTAGTTTTTCTACTAATTGTAAAGAATTTAGTAGCATGTCACTATCTTGAATGTTTATATTTGCTGAAACAGGGATTTTTAAATCTACTAGTTTAACTTTCCCTGTTCGGGTCGTAGATACGATTAACCCGCTACTTTTCGCTATTTCTTGGCAAATACTTAAAACATTTTGTCTGTCAGAAATATATACGCCAACAGCTTCTGTACCCAAGTTTTGAAAACTTGTGTTATCTAATTCTGTATATTCTAATTGCTCACCGTAAAACTTTAAAAGAGTGGCAATAGTATTACTAACAGTATTTGTATATATATCTACGGCTGTAGAGTTTTGTATATTTACAGTACGTTTTACACCTTGAACAGAACATGTTATTGCGCCGACAGGTGCGCGCAACAACCTAAAACTCCCGGGAGGTATTACTACTGTACCAGAAATTTCGAAAGGCACAGGTACACCGTTATCACGCACTTCTATAATCTGCTCAACTGCCTCAGCATTTACCATGTACTCTAATAAGGTAGGGTCTGTTAGTAAGGGAGTAATATTATGTACTTCTCCAAATACTAATGGCTTTAAATTATTACGAAACTGATTAACGGTAGTAGTTTCGGACACTATAGTGCCTTGAAAATAATTTCCTAATAAATCTTCGCTTACAGAAGTATTGAGCTTCTGTAGTTTATCTCGTATTTTTATATTTAACTCGGATCTACTCTTGGAATCAATATCTGCAACTACTCCATCAAAAATTAATTCAAAGTCCAATAGTGTATTTGATACTCCTGTGGCAGGTAGTGAGCCTATATAAATTTTTATAGGTTTGTTTACCCAGACATTGTCCAGCCAACTATCGTACTGTCCGGAGGAGTTCGCTATTTCAATGTCCCCAAAACTAATAGCAGCTGAGTAGTTGGTAGATATTGACTCTTCTAGCGTTATTGTACCTTTAATTACTGGTAGGTACTCTATACCGTCTACTGTTACTGCATGCGTTGATAGGTATTTAGTAGTTAGTACTCCGCCTACAAGCACTTGTACTTGCACAATAGCTATTCTAACTGTATTAGGTGTTTCTAACCAAGTCTGATAATTATTCATCATACTCCTTTCATTATTCTTAAAAACCAATGTACTAAGATTCTTAAGAATAAGGCCTCTTTCGAAGCCTTATCTATCTTACTTAATTTCAGATTTTGAACGATTAATCCAAACAGCTTCTCCGTTAGTATCTACTACTGCAGATACTACTTCCTGAGAGGCTTTCTGATTTGCGTCATAGTTACTTAATATTAAGTCACCAGTCTGCTGTTTTTGCTCTTTGCGTAATTGTGCTAATTCTTGTTTTACTTGTCGCAGTTCTTGAACTACCTGACCCATGTTACTATTTGCACTTGCTTGAGGTGTAAACATACCACGAGTCTGATCTGCTGGATAAACCATACCTGGATAAGTAAAGTCAACAAGTTCAGGACCTAATTCACCAACTAATGTTAGCCCGCTTGCGCGTCCTCCACGAGCTTTTTGAGGTACTCCAGCAATAATAGCTATATTACTATTAATTTCTTCTAATAAAGTAGTTTGAATACTTAAGTTAGTTAATTGAAGCTCAGCCACACTAGCACTGGCACTGGCACTTATAGTAGCATCATCTAATTTAGTTAACACACTGTTAAAATCAGAAGTATAAGCCTCACTACTAGCAAAATAAGTTCTTGAAGCTTCTAAGAAACTTTGTGCAGAACTTGTTACTTTGCTCATAGCAACAGTATCACCAGCCACAGCTTGCGCGTAGATATCCTCAAACTGAGATCTTGCTTGAGCATATTTTTGCTCTGGCGTTAGAGTTGAACTAGCTCCAAGTAGTAAGGATTCCTTAAAATCTTTGATTTGCTGTATAAAGTCACGGAAACCTTGTGCAGCATCTTCTAAAGCTTGGCTCTGATCTTCGACAGCACTGATAACAGTACTGAAACCTGGTGCTAGATCCATTAGACTTTGGTAAGTACTAATACCGGACAAAGTAGTTAAATCCAAGCTTTTTACAAGGGCTACAAACTCCGCTTTAGTATCTACACTAGCATAACCTAATTGAGCTAGTCTAGTTACGACTGCTTTTTGAACAGGTGCTACGCGCTCTGCTTCTGTTAAAAAGTTTTCAGCAAAGTATCTGCTTTGATCTAAAAACTCTTCTAGCCCACCGGCTGCTTCTGCTAAAGCTTCTGTTACTCCATATAGTGTTGTTAAGTCAACTGTTAAACCTAGATTTTTTACGGCTTGATTTATCTTTTCATTGGTATCAACTACACGAATTACGGTTTCTAACATACCTTCGCCAAATTCCGCAAACTTTTCAAAGTTTCTGAATATGGCGAGACTTGCGTCATCTAGTATAGTGCCTATAATTGCACTTAACTCTTGCTGGAATTCTTCGCCTTTTAGACCGCGTAAACTTGCGAACTCTTTGCCTACATTTAAATTATTAAGAACACTAGTTACAACATTTTCATCTATACCTGCTTTTGAACCAACTTCAATAAATAGTTTGGTAGCGTTACCAAATATATCTTTAAAGAAGCTACTTGTAGCATCGTCAACCTCTTGGCGTTTAGTTTCAACCCAAGTACTTGTTTTACCGTACCAAGTTTTCTTTGAAACAGTTACTTGCTCAAAAAAGTCAATAACTGCCTTATTAGTATCACTAGCGAGCTGTCCGAACGTGCCTTCGATAATTAAACCACTATCAGTAATATTACGAGTAGTTTTACTACCAAAAACACCAGTTCCAAGCAATCCGCCCCCACTTTGTGTTCCAGTTACTGTACCAAACATACTGCCGCTACGCAGGCCTTCAATAGAGTATAAACCTTTAGCAGTTTTATTAATACCGGAATCAATACTTGTTAGCAAAGCTACCATTTTATTGTCGTAACTTAAGCCATCAACACTAGTTTCACGAATTAATTCTAAGCTATTAGCAATCGACTCAGACTTAGCTTCAGTATCACCAAATACTCCGCGACGAACCTGTATTTTTGCACCTTCACTATTCCAACCCATTGCAGTACCTTGGGTTTCTTGGCGCTGTTCTGAACTAGGTACAAATCCGCCCTTAGCCCCACCTTTACCAAACATAGCAAACATAGCAGCTACTAAAGCTGTTGCAACTGCAGGTCCGGCAATAGGCCCTAATTGACCAATAGTTTTACCGTATATTTCTGCTGCATAAGCAGGTAATCTGCCAATAGTACCTGCAAAAGTTAAACTAGTATCTGCCGCTTCTGCCCCTGCTTTAGCTGCTGTTCCAGTAGCTAAACTACCTAATTTTACAGCCAACTCTTTTGCATCCATAGCTAATTTAGTTATGTGCATTACTTTTTCAATACCATTAAGTATCTTATAAGCAGCTGTTTTTTCTTTGAACAGTTTTTTAGCAGAATTAACAGTTTTTATATCATCTGCTAGCTCTTGTTTAGCATTTAGTTTCTTGGTTTTTGCTAGATTTTCTTCTGCAGCGCTGACTGCGTCGTAGTCCATGGTTTCCCATGCTTTATCAACACTTGCCTGTGCTGCCTTTTCAGACTTAGCACGTTTATCTGCGTTAATAGCTACTTCAGTCATTGTTGTAGCAACGTCGCCAAGCGCAGATGCTATACGCACTGAACTTTCTGCCGCACCCTCAAAGGCACCTTTTAGGCTGTTAGAAAAATCATTTGCTGTAGTAAGTAATTGATTATATCGTTCTTGCTCTGCATTAGTTTCGCGAGTAATACCCAGAATCTGCAATAATACATCTAATGTAGCTTTTGCTTTTTTGGTGCTATTATCATAAGTATCTTGAATTTTTGTGCGTTCAGCGGTTAATTCCTTTTGTGCAGTTAGTTCGGCCTCTGTATACTGTACGGCAGAATCAAATCCCTGCGCTTCCTTATCAAATTGTGCAATACGCGCATCGCGAGTAGCATTAAGCTCTTCTTCTTTACGCTTAATTTCCTCTATAGCTGTTTTTTGCGTGTTTTGTGCAACCACAGACTCCTTGGCAAACTCAAGCTGAGCTTTCTTTTCTGCTAGAACGCTTTTTTCTCGTAAAATATATTCGGCGGACAGCAAACCTGTGGCTGCTTGAACGTCCAATAATTTTTCACTAGTATCTAATTGCTGGGCCTTTGCTTCTAGTGTTCTTGTATCTGCTGTAAACTGATCGTTTATAGCTTTTACAGTAGACTTATTAGCAGCATTAATTAGTTCTAGTCTGTTCTTTAGACCTTGTGTAACAATAGATCCGGCATAAGCGGCCTCATTTGCTTCTCTAACCTGCTCTACACTTGCGATTTCTTTGTCTATATCTGCAAGCTTATTCTTGCTATCTTTGTCTTTTGTACTAACAGCTTTTTTAGACTCTTTAAAACGTTCTATCTGCACTTCGGCAGCTAGGGCGCTCTTTTGGTAATTAAACTGCGCAATACGCGCATCTAGCGCTTGTTTTTCTAAGATAGCAGCGGTGTTAGTTTCTGAATTTAAAGTCTTACTTACTGCTAAACGTTCTTGGTCAACTTTTAGTGCATCCAGTGTAAGCTGTAGATTCTCTCCACGTTTCTTGAAGTCTAATTGTATTAAACTATCACTTGTACTAACGTCAATTGCCTTAAATTGAGCATTAATATTTGCCAACTGTGCTCCACTTGCTTCCAAACTTTGGGCTAAGTTAAGCATGTCATTAGTAACTCCAGGTACTCCTTTGGTTATTTGTGTAACCAAGTCTGCATACATACCTTTTTGTGAACCACCTTTTTGTGCTGATTGAACCTGTTCTTTGCGCTTGTCTAAGGCGAACTGTCTGGTTGCAATCTCTTTTCCTGCTGCGTCTGCTGCGCTGCCCTTTAAGTCCATATTCTGCTTGTCACGATCTAAAGAGCTTTGCTCTAGTGCAATAGTATTAGCTTCGGTGGCAAGTATTGCAGCTCGTTGAACTTTTATTTGCTGAGCCTGTACGCTTAACATAAGCTTTTCGGCTTGTGCTCGCATTTTAATTCCGGTTTCAGTTCCTGATAGTACTGTAGCTACTGCGTTAGTAACAGTAACACCGGCTTTAGCCCACTCAGTAGATAGTTTGCTGGATACTATATCAGCACCTGTTTTAAAAACAGCTAGCTGTGCTTGGCTAACAAGCGTACTTGCATTATCTATTTGTGCACGCATGTCTAGCTGAACTTGTACTTTTACATCGCGATTTGCTTTTAATGCAGCAATCTGTGCATTAACGTTTCGCAATGCCTGTCCAGCACTTATATTTGAAGCAGTAGCAAGTTTTGTTAGGGCAATTTGACTATTTGCAGTATCTTGCAGTTTAGAAATTTCTACGTCAATATCTGCAATAGATTTAGCTACATAGTTTAGACTATCTATGTCTCGACTAATATCTTGCAATGCAACAACTAGGCCAGTTGGGGCGTCTACATCACGAATACGTTCTGCTAAAGTTCTAATTGCTTGCAGTTTCTGTTCAGGATCTTTGAGTGCTTGGTCTAACTTAAAGAAAGCATCTACTAAACTTTGGCCATATTCGGTGGTAGGATCTTTTTGTATAAAGTTTGTTCTAAACTTTGTTAAAGCGTCTTTGGCTTTGTCAAAAGCAGCTACAACTTCGGTACCACGAGATGCACTAACTTGCATTTCGTAGCCCATTGTTTTAATGCTTGCGCTAATAAGGTCTAAGGCACGACGGCGTTCGCCTGAGCTCATTGCATCCAAAGCATCGTTAACAGCATCTACTGAACTTAAATCTTCAACTTTTAAAATATCTTGAATAGTTTTAGCAGCGGCTTTACCAGCACTAGTAGATTGATCGATTGTTTTGAATACGCGAGCTAAACCTTGCGACACTTTGTCTGATAGTTCTGACTCTACATCACCATCCCATAGTTTTGTTACCCAATTAACAAAACGGTCGCTACCACCCATTTTATCAAGCTCTTTATAAGCGCTTTCAAATCCTTTGCGAATCTGCGAAGTTAAGTCTGCTATGGCTGTTGCTTTAGCAGCTATTGATTTAGGGTCAAATTGTTCTAATATAGATTTCTTATTGATAGCATCAATTGTATCAGATAAGTTTTTAGTAGAATCTTTGATTGCTGTTAGTGCTGTTGAAGTAGCTGCGGACTCTTCTTGGGTTTTAGACATCCAAGAAATAAGTGCTCCACCTGCGGCTACAACTAAACCAATTACTTGCAACCAAGGAGCAAATGCGTTAATAGCTGTACCAAGTGCAGCTGTCATACCAACAGCTGCATTTTTAGCCAAGTTTAAACTACGACTAAATAAGCCTAGGCCTTTTGTAGTTGTTGTTAGTGTAGTACCAGTCTTTTGACCGGACTCGTCCAATAAGTCCATTGTGGTAACTATACCATCTTTGGAAGCAGAAAACTCTTTTACAGCTTCGCGCATACCCGCCATAAACCCACGAGTACTAGAAGTATAAGCTATCTGACTACTAGCGGAACGCTGACGCGAAGCATTGACCTCATCGTGGTATACTTTTTCATTTTGACCAATTGTAGTCCACAGAGGGTGTTGTTCGGTTAGAATAATATTGCGATCTTTTTGCGCTTTATTATATTCTTCTTCTACCTTTTTATAAGCAGAAATGTCAACTGCAATCTGTTTGTATACTTCCGATACTTTTGTTTGTTTCTTAGCTAAATTTTCCAGATAAGCAATATTCTCTGGAGTAATATCCACAGGGTCTAGCTGAGATATTCTTAGAGCTTCTTTATCGTACTTGGCTAACTTTTTAGCATTTGTTGCTTTTAAGTCTACTAGCTTTTTACTACTGGCTTCGAACTTAGCAAACTCTGCTTCTGCGGCATCATCTAATGCCTGAATTCTCATTGCCATTTCGGCGCCAAGAGAAGTTTTAACGTCCTGTAGTTTCTTTTGTGAAACTGCCTTGGATTCTTCAGCAGCTTTAGCTAAACCAGCTCGAAAGTCTGAAATAGCTGGGATTGCTTGTTTTACTAGTGTGGCGGCGATACCGCTTAATACAACGGCTAAAGCTGTCGGACTAGCGGACAATAGGTTAACCAGTGGGGTTAGTCCTTTGTTAACTAACTCAAGAGTATCCTGAGCTAAGTTTGAAATAGTGGCAGCTAGTTTTGTATATGGATTAGTGTCAAGATCGATAGCCCCAAACTTCTTTTCAGCTTGATCTAGTACAGCATTTGCAAATGCCTGACGTTTTTCAAAGTCAGTAACAGCACTAGCAGCTTTTCCTGTTGATTCTGCATACTTTTTAACCACGTCATCAACGCGTACAAAAATACCCAATTCATCTAGTAATTCAGGCTCTAGTTTAGTAATACCGCGGCTGATACGACTAACAGCATCACTCATGTTAACACCAAGAGCCTGTGAAGCTTTTAGTGCAGCTTGACCCATTCGCAAAATATTTTCGCTACTCATACCACTAGAGCTTGCCTTGGCTGTTGCTTCCATGGCTTCACGTAAGCTAATAGCCCCACCTGTTGTGTTAGCTAGTTGTTTACTTAAGCTTCCCAGAGCTGTTCCGCTTGCAGCACCTAATTGGTCTAATCCGCGTACCATGTTACTAGTATCCATAGCACCGCTTAATGCTCGAAATGCTGCACCTACAGCGAATACGTTAGCAGCGTATGTAGCATACAATCTAACAATACCGCCTAAACCTTGCGCTTGATTTGCGAAATCACGGGCACTAGCACCGGTTGTGCCTGCACTGCCACGAGCACGGCCATAGTCTTCTCCACTCATTAGTCCCTGAACACCGCTAGGCGCACCTTTTGCGTATACAGCGCGCGAGCCTGGAGTACCGCCTGCAGGCTTACTTGCGGTTTCTGCAGCTTTCTGAGCCCTATTAGCTGCCGATTCTATTTCTTGAAAGTTTTTTACAACTTTCTTGGCTGTGCCGTTATCACTAACGTTTACGCCAATATTTACAGTATTTTGTGTGGCCATCTGTTCTCCTAATAGCTAAACACGGTCCTCAGCTTTAAAATTAAAACAGGGATTTATAGTTTACACGATTATATCACACAGGCACAGATTTGTCAAACCGAAATTTTTTAGCTACAAAAAAGCCCACAGCATATTACTGCTGTGGGCTATTTGCTTTGATTTTTTGCTGTATTATTTTCTGTCGCACACTGTCCATGTGCTGTAAGAAATCAAGTGCCAGTAGTATTTCTTCGTGATCTGTTATAGTATATACATTAAATAAGTTAAAGACTATGGCATAGTCTTTGCCCATATAACCGCCACCCATCGAATCCCAGCAATCAGGCAGTATTCCGTATATAACAAAACACTGCTGCACCAAGTTTGGAAAGTCTCCAAGCTCTATGGGGATTTCTTCTTCGATAGGTTCTTGGTTTAGGGCCTCACACATTTCAAAATAAGCATCCTTGCTCATATGAATATCTAAGTTTTGATAGTATCTACGTAACTGATCTTTTATTACTGTTACTTGTTCGCTGAAAAGTTTCCCAGGTCTGTTACCTGTTCACTAATAAACGAGTCAAAGTTTGAGGAATTCTTCATTAAGTAAAGAGCATTTTCTTCTGAATACTCTAATTCAGCATCCGAATCTTGTCCCGATAAATCAACCGGAGCTAGTTGTTCAAGATACTTTAATTTTAATCCGGTCCAGCCTTTTACTGCGCTTTTAACATAAAGTTCTAAGAACAGCTCGTCGTTTAATTCTTCGATTGGTTGACGATTTTTAAAGCTGGTTTTAGTTGACTTTTTGCGAATTGTTTGTAGCGTTTCGCGAGACAAAAAAGCAATCTGAATCTTGAATTCAGGCATCCCTGGATACTCTACTTCAAGGGCTTTTGATGGAACAAGCAGATTTTTTAAGGAAAGTGACATATGTAATATTTTTTATAGTTCAGGTAAGAAAAAAGCGGTACCGGGGATCAGCCGGTACCTTGAAAACTACTTGCTAATTAAGCAGCGTTAGTAGTGTAGTAACGAACTTCAAGTTCGTTAGCAGAACCAATTTCAAACGCTCCGCTAGCAGAGCCTTGAGCTGTGAAGTTAATTGTTGTAGAAATAACTTGTTCAGTTGCAACAGTTGGAATTGTTAATACTGCAGCCGGCATTTCGAACTCAACACGAGTAGCATTTGCAGCACCACCAACTTCTAGTTGTACAGAGAATGCTGGGTCTACGTCTGTTGTGCTACCTGCTAACATATCTGCTAACAAGCCAGCACTGTTAGTACTACCTGCACGTAAGTAGCAATTTAAGCTACCTGAAATAGCACGAGTACCTGTAAAGTATGTGAATGGACGGTTAACAACACCTAGGTTAGCTGGTGTTAAGTAAGTTAGGTTGTTGGCAATTGTTAAGTTACCGCCTGTGATAGCTACGTTGTAAGTAGTACCTGTACCGTCGATCTCTTTCTTTAGGGTTAGAGTGCTCAACTTGTTGGCAATAAACGGAGCAGTAGTATTTTTACCTTTAGCAGTTCCAGTTAGTCCACCACCAAATGTTACTGTTGCGCCTGTGGTAGCTGTTAGACCTGCGATTTGGCGCAAGATAGCACCTTTACCAGCCCAAGCAACCATAGCAATAGCATCTAGGCCAAAATCAACTGTTGCTGAATCAAGAGCACAGTTGTCGATAATGTAGCTAACGCCGTCAATAACAATGATTAGACCAAATTTTTGTAATTGGTGACTGTTAGAATTACCAGCAACTAGAGTAGCGGCACTAGTACCTTCTGCCCAAGCTGCATTTGTACCACCAATAGGGTCTGTGGCAAACAGTGCGTTCCATAGTACTGATTCTTCACAAGTGATATTTACGCCACCGTCGGCAGGACGCATGTATGTGCTCATGGAGAAATCAACTGGTTCTAGTGCAGTATTAAAACTACGCTGACCACGAACAGGTGCTGCACCTGCTTCTGTTAGAGTAACTGTTTCAGCAGTTGTATTTTGACTAAAACTAAATCCATCCAGAACCTGGATTTCACGAGTATTAGTTGCATCGAAGCCTGAACCGGCTACTACACCTGTTTCCGCATTTACGTTAGTCGTGAAAAATACGCGACTATTACGAATTAAATTAAATGACATATTTCATTTCCTTTTTAGTTTGGCATCTAGGTGCACTAACTAGACATTTATCTGTTGTTGGCACTTTGATGCAGAATCTTACATAATCTGGTATCGGACCTGTAAGTTAATTTCTCCGACCGCATAAGGGGCTAATAGCCCTTCATCAGTTGTTATAGACTGAATTAAGATTTCGGTGGTCTCGTAGCTTTTTTCTGTGTCGTAGATTAATGAACGGTTGTTGTCTATGCAATGTTCAATATCTTCTAACAGATTTTCTAGCTCTAGCTGAGCTTCTTCGCCTTTGCAGTATACTTTTACGCAAACGCCAAGGTATCCCCAAGCAAAAGCGCCTGGCAAATATTCTCGCTGCTCGCTTCCAGGAGTCAAGTAAACACTTGGAAAGTCTTCTACTTCGTCCCAGAATTTTAGTTTAGCATAAGCGTTGTTAAACAAGTTAACTTGGTAAGGGGCACTACCATCTATTAGTTTTAACTTTTCGGTTAGTGCCTTAATAATGCTTGTTCTGCGACTCATATGGCAACTGCCCTCATTCTATTAATTGCTTGTTGTGCGGCAATTTCGCGAATTGATTTGCTTATCAACAATTTAGGGTCACGCGATTTAGGACTAGATTGTTTACCACCATCACTAAAAGTTGCATAAGGGTTCTTCATATAAGAGTAAAAAGCAGTGATCATACCTGCACGAGATTCGCTCATATGCTCTACTTTTGCTGAGCTAGCAAACCTACCCGTACGATAATTCAATAAACTCTTGGAATTACCGTCACCCATATTAGCGCTAATTACATCTTGTAACTGGCTATTAATAAGGTTCTGTAAACTAATTAAGCTGGTAACAGCTCGACTATTTATAGTCTTTCCTGATAAAGAAGGAGTTACTCCACCTTTGGAAGGTTTGGATAACTGAGTCTTTACTTTTGTTTTTGTAACCGTGGTTTTTTGGTCTATAGTAGTATTACTACTATAATCTTTGATCGGCTTCTTTCGAAGAGTGTTTAGTAAGGTTTCTTCTAAATATTTTATTGCTGACTTGGAAGTCTCTAGTTCAGCTAACAATCCTGGATTGTCACGAATTGTTTTTGTAAGACCTCGTCCTATACTAAAAGCTCGTTCAAGACGTGCTTTATATAAGTTATCTTCTTGTGTTTCTGGTACGCCTACAGCTAGTCCGTGTTCTATTAGTAACTCAAATACTAGCTTAGAGCTAGAGAATTTTTTACGAACCTTTACGCGAGTAGCCGCTTGACCGGTTTCTTTGCTAAACTTTAGCTGTAGCTTTTCGAAACTTTTAATATCGTTTGGTAAAGTTACCAAAGCCTGTATAAGTCTTGGGCTATTTTGGCCTCGCATGACTTTTCGTTCAGTTTCACTTACAACGTCTACTTCTACGTGTCCTATGTTTTGTAGCTTTGCAAAGTTTTCATTTACAAATGCCAACATACGTGACTTTTCTGAACTATCAGCGCTAGCTTCTGATTTTACTAAACCACCAAACATACCACCAACAGCAGCTACCGGAGCTGAATCTTGTAGGTCTTTGGATTTAGCAACTAGGGCTGCTAGTTGTTTTTTGAATACTGCGCCAAAGTTAAGAGTAGTAAACTTTGGTAGAATTAGCATAACAGACTTATTCTTTTTAGTAACATTAGTTACTATCATTGTTCTGCTAAAATTATCTGTGATAGTTTTCTTAACAGAGCCTATGTCTGCATTACTTAGAGTAGTTAGTAAAGTATTTAACTCAGCTTGATCTATACGCACATATCTACTGTTACTACCATAATCATTAATTGTAGCGACATAAGCTTTATCTAGTAACTTAATTATTATATCTGAAACATCTCTGGTTTGAGATACTGCTAGTGCTAACTCTTGAATATACGGTTTACTCTTTGCAAGAATTCGTTCCCGTATTAGGCCTATTTCTAGCCACAACACAAAAGGTGTATTAGCATCTATATAGTCACGAAAGTCCGTGTTTTGTTTAGACAAATAGTCTTGTATGTTACTGTGATCTTCTTTTACTAGCTTACGCACCCATGTAGGTGTATAAAATGACATTACGTATAGTCCGCCACATATAAATCTAGTACGCGCTTGATATGTGCGGGGAAATTAGTGTTCATGATATATTCTAGTTGAACACTACCGCCCCCACCAGGAGTACGATTGTTGTGTACTGAGCCATCGTTTTTGCGATAATAAGTAACCAAGTCCATTACGGCTAGTTTTAAATCTTCCGGTACTGCTTCGTAACCTGCAAAATAAGTGACCTTGTATCCATTTACATAAGGCTTGAATCCTTGTGGATTAATAGCAACTACGTAGTCGCCACTTGTTGCCCAATCTGTGAACTTTGTTAGCTTAGTATAAGTTTGACCATAATCTAAGCTTTGCTGAACAGATATTACATTTGTAACTGGAGTTTCTTTTAGTAGTAAACTTCCAAAACCTCCGTCAAATACCTCAGTGCGTGCTTCGTCGTAATAGTCTACAAACGTACGGCGGCAGTAGCTTTTCACTAACTGCGATACTTTGGGAATAATTATGTCGATTTCTGCATCTTGATTTGTGCTGGAGATATTGGCATATGCTTTGTATTCTGCACGTGTAGTTAGATTTGCCATTAATATACCTCATTTGTTTTATAAGTGCACCTAATGCACTTATAAAACAAGACCCCGAAGGATCTTGTTTATAGTTTTAAACTATTAAGCTACGTAACGTAGAGCTGAAACGCCAGCACCTAGGTTAGTTGTAACTTGAGTCATACCAGTACGTAGACTTGCAACCATAACTTTACGTTGTGTTTCAACTAAGTCTTGTGTATCGATACGTAGACCGCGTTGGTTACCAACGATGAAGTTACCTGGGTTCAAGCAGATAGCACCAGCTGCACCAGCAGCCTTGTCTTCGAATTCAGCACTTACGATAACTGGAGTGTTACCAACTGCACCGATTTGACCAGTTAATAGAGTGGCTTGGTTACCAACTTTGTCAACTGTTAGGAAGCTTGCGTCTTCTAGTAGGTCGTAGTAGTTTTCTGTGCTTACGATGTAAACTAGTTCGCTTGGGTCTAGACCCCAGGCACCTAGGTCACGACGTAGTTGCTGTAGTTTAGCAACAGTCATTTTAGCTGCATCAGAGATGTCTAGAGTAACGGCGCTAACTGCGTCATAACCAACTAGACCTTTAACTGGGTCGGAACCAGTACCTGCACCACGTAGCATAGCGCGATCAACAGCGCGAGCAACACGACGGATCATAGCGTCACGAACGATTGGAGCTAATGCGATTAAGCTGTCTTCGTCTTCTTCATAAGCCATGTATTCGTTTGTAGCTACTTTGTACGCATTTAGAGTAATTTCTTTTAATGCGTGTGTATCTGTGTTACCAGCAGAAGCAGTTGTACCGAACGCTGTGTTAGCCATCCATGTAGCAACACCAGCTTCTGGGTTTACAGGAATAGTCATAACGTTAGTTTGCATCGCGATGTTGCGTAGGTTAGGAGCAACAACTAAACGACGGCGAACTTCAGATTCCATGTTTGTGGAAACTTCTAGCTCCCATGTAGCGCTTGGTAGGTGTGCGCCGTACTTTTCAACCATTTCACGGCCAAATTTAGTACCTTCGATACCTTTACCAACCATCTTGGCTAGGATAACTGCTTTTTCTTTGTCTGCATAAGACATTTCACCGGCTTTGCCGTCTGTGAATTGCATACGTGACTTAGTGATAGCTTCTAGCTCTTTTGATTTTTCAGCAATAGCGGCTTCTAGACCAGCTAGAGCGGACTTGCTTGATTCTGCTTGTGCTTCTAGGCGCTTCTCAATATCAGCTAATAGGGCTTCTGCACCAGTAGTTGAAGGAGTAGCTAGAGCAACTGCGGCTTTAACTTTAGCGTCGAATTCAGCGTCTGCAGCGGCTTTAGCAGCCTTTTCAGCAGCAGCTTTTTCTTGAGCAGCTAATAGAGATTTTGTGGCTTCTTGAGCAGCAGCATTAGCGGCGTCGGCCAACATTTTTTGTAATTGTTCTGGAGTCATTTCCAATTCCTTAATAGTTTCGCTGTTTGCTTCGCTGGAGGCTTCTAGCCCATTAGCTGAGTCGCTTTTGCTTGCAAACTGCATTTTGAAAGATTTAAATTCTTCGGCCGTGTCAAACGCCTTAGAAAGACTAAATAGTGTATTTTGATTAGCTGGCACAGACACAACAGAAATTTCGTGTAGTTCCAGTTCTTTTACAACAAACAGCTCTAAGGCTGAATTATATTCCGCATCAACGATACGGAAACCAATGCTAAAGGCGGTTAGCACGCCGTCTTTTACAAGATTGAAAACATCCTCAGCAGCAGCAGAGATACGGGCTTTTACATATAGGCCTTTTTCATCTACTTTATGCTCAGTCATTCTACCAACAGGTTCACTGTGCTGATGGTATGCAAGAATTACCGGATTTTTCAAGTAATTTTTAATACCAGCTTCCCACACGCTTGCAGGAACAATGTCACCATGTCTGTCGACGTCATTGGTTGAAGCGTAACCTTCGATGATTACGCTATCAATTTTTCCGTCAGCAGTAGGTAGAGGTTCACTCTTAGTAAAAGAACTGTTTAAAAACAGAACTTTATTTTTATCTACCATAATACCCCTTTGTGATTATTCCTTAGCAGAGGCGGGACGTCCTCCAGTACTAGGATTTGCTGCCGATCCAGCTATGTTAGCTGGAATTCGTAAGTCATCGTTACCAGCTTTGCTTTCATAACGTAGCTCTGTTCGAGCCTCGTTGGGGCTGATAATCCCTGCATTTACCAGTGTTGAGTGGTAAGCTGCAATGTCTTTTAATTCAGGCTGTAGCGCACTCACAGAACTTGTGATAGCTTCTACATCGTATCCGAAGTAACGTTCAACAGCACTAATAAACTTACGATTAATTGGAAGAACAGTCTCCAAATAGAATAAACGTAAGTTAGGTGAGATGTTGGCGTTATTTCCGCCTTCTAACAAAATAGGTGGTACACCTATAGCTGTCATGATCTTTTCGCCATGAGTTTTGATTGAAACATCAAAATCCATGTCTTTGAAATTTGTTTGTGCTAGTGTATGTGGCTTTAATCCTGAATCCAGGATAACTGGACGCTTAGCACCTAGCTTGGTGTTGTATTTTTGTAACCAATACTGAATTGTTTTTTCCTTGGCTATCTGGCTCAAGGTATTTTCAGTTGTTAGTACTAAACCAAAGATAGCTCCGTTGTCAAAGAACGCTTCTTGAAATTGTTGCATAGAATATAAGATATTCATGCTGCGTTCTGCTGGCTGCAGTCTTGATGCACCACGATAAATTGAGTCTGAACTCAAATCGCGGAAATAAAACACTTCGTCTTCTTTAAAATCCACCGCTCCGTTGTAGCGAAAGCCGCGAATAAATGTTTTTGAGTCTGTTAGGATTTCTACATTGGAGGCTGGTAGGTGATACATAAAAATACCATCAAAATGCACAAAGGCATTACCTTCCAAAATAAAATCCGTAAAGAGTGCAGTACGAAAGTCCTGTGCGCTCTGGTACGGATTAGGGCGGAAGTTAAGTAATGTGTTCAATGTCTTTTGACGAACACCTACAACAACTCCGTCATGTACCTTGTCTTTGATATCGTAATCAAGACTGCTACATGCGCTAGCCAATAGGTTAACAGGTCTGTTAACAGATTCTAGCTTTTTAAATGCCTGAAGGTAAGCAAGTTTGGCTTCTGTGCCAACTTGAGACCCTTCGGCTTCTGCAATTCGGGTTTGTGCCGGATTCAACTTTTCTCGTATGTTGTTCCAACCTTTTGCGATCCAGTTCATGGTTTTCCCTATATAAATCTCGCGAAAAATGAACTGTGGTTAGAGTGTGCAACAAACTTATCACCTGAAACGTGCTTCTCACGCTGTAATTCAATCCAACGTTGCTGCTTAGGTTCGGAACCTGGTTGTGGAGCTTTCCCGTAAATGGAATGAAGTGCTACATGATGGGGATTACATAGGGTGTAAACCTTTTCATACAGCTCTATTTTATGCTCTGCAATAAATTCGTCACGAACAGCTAAAATGCCTTCGTCAGTTGATATGTCGTAACCTTTTCTATCAGCCCACGTCTCTAAGAGTATTGTGATTGAATGTAAATGGTGTAGTTCTAAGTCTTTTTCTGAATCACAGATAAAGCACATAGACTTTTTTTCGTATGCTGCCTTAGCACGGTCTCGTACCCATTTAACTGGGATACGTTTGTTTGTATTCTTGGCCATTTTTAGTTGGACCTTTTGTGATTACTAGTATTATACAGCGTATGCATAAAAATGTCAATACCAGAATTTTTGTTGCAGTTCTGGCAAACGAACTTGAATTGCAAACGCAAATAGTGTATAATAGAATTATAAAGCAATTTACAGTATCACGCAATTATAGCGTATAAGTATAAAGTGCATAGCGGATTGCATCGGCCATGTGAGAGTAGTCGTCATGTTTTGGACGTTCTTTTTGTAGACCTTCTTTGTTATCCCAGCGGTACTGGTCAAACACAGCTAGTGCATGAGTGCAGTGTGGTGCTACTTTTAAGCGATTTTGAGCTACCAGGGTTTGTACATAGGCAATACCAGGTAACACATCTTTTTTGGCCTTTGTGCTAGCAAGATCGTAGATGTATGCCAGGTCTGATGCAAACTGTGCTGCAGCCGAGTCAATAAAAATGGTTTCTACACCCCAACGCGCACACAGTTCACGAAACGACTCTGCGTGTTCGGCAGTGGTAGCTTCATTTTTTAAATACTCGTCAACAATCCAAAACACATCACTGACAGCGTCATAAATAATTACCACAAATGCTGTGAAATCACGATAGCCAGGGTCACAGCCAGCAATAGCTTCGCCAGTTAACCCCATCGGAGGTTCGCAAACATCGGTTTCAGCCAGCGAGTAAATCTGACCCTCAAACACTGTAAACGATGCCAAGTATTCTTGTTCAAACTCAGCACGCGACATTGACTTGCGAGCTTCGCTAACATCCGACTCAGCCATGCGAGTGTTTTCGGAATAGTCAGCTTGTAAACTAACCCACTCAGGAAAGTTGGAATCAAAACCACGATTCCAAAATTGGCTAAACCAGTTGTTGCGACCACGCGGTGTGGAGATAAAAATTGCCTTGGAGTTAGGCTTGTCTAGTGTAGGACGTAGCGCAACGTTAAACGCGGCTTCGCCATCCGAACCAAGTGCAGCCTCGTCAAAGATGATTAAGTCATACGATCTACCAACGCACGAGTCCACAGTTGATAAACTACCCATGCGAATAGTCGACCCATTGGATAATTCAATGATCTTGTCTTTTAGGTTATCACGCGATACTTCTAAGTCAAAGTGCTTGATCAGTTTGCGTTGCAGTTCAAAACTAATACCCGATAGGTTATAGTTTGGCGACATGATTAAAACATTGCAGCCGGGGACTAAACTGACAAGTTGACCAACCACGTTGGCTATGTAGGTTTTGCCCAGTCTGCGTGCAAGTGCAGCGCAAACAAAACGGTACTTGGGATCGTTAACGGCGTTGATTAGTGCGATTTGGGGTCGGTTGATGGTTTCGTAGATACCTAAGAGCTTTAAGTAGTTGGTAATCGGCAGTTTGATAAATCGCGAATCCGCTGGGAACTCCTCGATCACATCACAGTTAACGTCTGGACGAGAGATAGTTAGCATTACTGTACATCCCCACTAATCAAGCGCGATATTAAATGTGAATACTTTGAGCCATCATCATTGATTTGCACATTGACTTGTTTGGTGGGCGCAGTTCCAGCACGCAATTTCTCCAATTGAATTTCACGGTCTAATAAATCCATTGACATTTTATGCGATATTTGTAATAACTCAGCAATGTCTTTGGTCGAGCCCGTTTGCGATTCATGCAGCTCTTGAAACTTTTGCTTGATTAGTGCGTCCATGGCCGCGCGCATTTCAAAACGGTTGTTGAAGCCCATATCCATAAACACATGGTCAACGTATGCACGCACTTCACGGCGTGATAAAATTTCGGTGACCAGTGTGGGTGGCAGGTCCAATTCATCGGCCACACGTTTTGCATCTTGTAGTTGCAAGTAGCAATTGGCTACTTCTAGGGCTTCTGGGGCAATTTGTACGGTTTCTGCAGGTAGGTGTTGTTGCATAGTTTGAGTCCTTTGGGGCAATTATAACATGGGTGGGTGTTGGCGGTCAAGTGTGATAATTTTGTGGAGGTTTGCAGGGTTGGGGGTTGATTCGGGGCGGATGTGGGCGATTGTGGACGATTTGGGCAATTTAGGGTCACGTTGTGTGTTGGCACCGTGGGTGTTTTGGGATTTTTATTGTGTAGGCCGCGTGTGTGTGGGTGCCATGGCGTGTGTGAAAACAAAGGTCTACTAACCGCCCCTGGTCTGTGAACCAAAGTATTCATAGGGTAAACACCTAGAAAATAATCTATCAAATGCTTGCACGACTAAAAAATCCTGATATAATAGATACATCGCAACAAGGAAACGATAACATGAAAAAGATTAAAGAATTTTTGGACTTGGCACTCTGCATGGGTTGCATTGTCTTGCCTTTTGTGTTATACTTTGCTTTTGTGATGAAGCCTTGATTTTCCCTTTCCCTTAACTTTTTAGGATTTTAAAATGACTGCAAAAACTGTAAACTATACCGCTGAACAAACTGCCAAGATGGTAGCCGACTATGAGGCTGGCGTAACTGTAGAACAAATGGCTACAGAATTGGGTAAGACTGTTCGTTCTATTGTTGCCAAGCTCTCGCGTGAGAAGGTATACAAGGCTAAGACTTACGTTAGCAAAACTGGTGAGGCTGTAATTAAAAAAGATACAGTTGCCGACTACATTGGTGAGGCTTTGGGCTTGGCTGAGGCTGATACAGAATCGCTAACCAAAGCTAACAAAAATGCTTTGAAGGCTATTGCTGATTTCATCAAGGCTGAAAAGACCTGATAGACTGTAGGGGCTTTATGCCCCTACTCTTTTCTGTGCTATAATACACCTATGAACACAAACACTTACATTGTATACAATATGTCGGGCGCATACTATGATGCACTCATGAACTCATGCCCATCATGGGTTTGGACAGACCAAGAATTTGAAGATTATTTTGCAATGATGACAGGGGCATAATATGTTTAATTTATACGATTATATTAAATACTTGAAATTAAAGCGGCCCGTTAATTTGCGGATTATAACCCGTAAAAATAAATGGGCAGATGCCGAATATGAGGCAGAATATTCAGATAATGGCCGACTGCTTGAACATTGCATTACTGTATACTATAAGAATAATACTCGTGATTTGGATGTATTAATCGCTCATGAATTAATCCATGCTTGGCAAGAAGAAAATAAAGCACAAGAAACACACGGGCCAGCGTTTATTAAATATGCCCGCAAAATGGAAAAACATTTCGGCTTAAAAGAAATTTATATTCCAGATGTTGACTTAGAATGAATACCTTTGGTTGCAAACAAAAATGAATACTTTTGTTTGCAATTTGGGGCGCCAATTATATCACATATAATTGGGGCGTGTCAAGGGTTTTGCGATTAATTTTTTCAATCGGGGCGATAGCGAAAATCAATCAAAATATTTGCTGTAGGCGTGGACAATCGGGGAAAATCGTGTATAATTGACACATCAACACAGAACAGAGGTTCAAAATGGCTAAGATTACAAAAGTTTCAATTTACGACATGGATGGCACAATCGTTTGCAGTTTGCACAGATACCGCACAATCGTTGACGATAATGGCGAACGCATTGATTTGGATTATTGGAGAGAAAACGAATATCGCGCAATGGATGATTCATTATTGCCATTGGCTGAACAATATCGTAAAGATTTGAAGGATGAAAATACTTTTGTTATTATTGCAACTGCCCGTGTTTTGCGTGATGCTGATAATAAATTTATTCGTGATATTCTCGGTGAGCCTGATTATATTATCTCACGCATGGATGGAGATACTACTTCAGGCGGTAAATTAAAAATCGCTGGATTAACTAAGTTTTTTAATCTCAAGCCATTTCAAAATGCTGAATTTACATTTTATGAGGATAATACTACATATTTAAAAGCGGTTTGTGACAGATTCAATATCCGTGGGGTTTATGTCCCAAGCAAGCAAGGACACTAATATATAATCCCTTCGGGGATTATAATATCAAATTAATCTGGAGAATATAAATGCAACCATCACACGTTCTTGATTTTGTTGATTTTAAAATTGCACAATATCAGCCCCGATATAATGCCAGTAAATCTAAATTTGATTCTATGCTGGAAATATATAAATCAGCATCGTGGTTTAGAAAATTTGTAACAGATAATCCATGTGATTCAAATTGGGAATATTGGTGGGTTGGTTCTTGGATTGATGAATTAAATGAAATTCGCCGTGAAGCTGAATATAAAAACAAAATGGATTATATGAGAATGGATATTCCAGAAACTTGGCATAAACATTTTTATAAATGGGCACAAGATAATAGTATCCCATTTTAATACTTCAGTTTGCAAACCAAAAATGAATACTTTGGTTTGCAAGTTTGCGCCAAAATTATATCATATAATTTTGGCCCGTGTCAATAGGGTAAACCCCTAATTTGCGTAAATACAACAAAAATAAATTTTTAAAAATTTTGTGCGTGTGGCGTGTTTTTCGTGTATAATTTCAGCATGGACAAAAAAGCACTTTTAACCCTCATTCAGCGTGAAACTGTAATGATTTGGGATTCACTTTGCGAAATTTATACACCTTTGGTTCACTACAATGAGCCAAAACTAGAACTTAACCCTTACACTTGGCGCACTGCGGGTTGCTGTTTTCAAGAAGAAAACCGCATACAATTGGGTTACAAATTTTTCAAAGCGAAAACAGAATACTTCAATTATATGATTGATATAATACTTCCGCATGAAATAATTCATCAAGCCGATTGGAATTTATTTGGCGTATCAGAAAAAAATTGTGGTCATGGTGAAAATTGGCAAAAAATCATGGTACAATATGGGCTTAAGGCTGATCCCTTTCACTCAATGGAGATTTCTAGAAAATGATTACTTTTGTTTCTTGGTTTGGTACTGTAGCAAGTATTTTGGGTTCGTTTGCAGTTGCAACCAAAATGTTTCAAATTGGTTATGTTTTGTTTACTTTTGGTTCTTTGGCTTGGCTTTGGGTTGCGTTTGTCAAACGCGACAAGGCTTTGGGCGTTTTGAATGGCACTTTTTTTGTTGCCAACTTGTTGGGAATTTACAACAACTTTTTTTAAAAATTTGTTGCACAATCCCGAAAACCTGATATAATAGAATCTTCAACAACACGGAAACCCCGAAAATGGCTAAAAAACAATTCTTCGCTATCTTGGACACTGAAACCACAATCGAAAATACTGTGGCCGATTTTGCCATTATTATCGTTGACCGTCAAGGCAAAATTCATAATCAATGCGCTGTTTTGATTAATGGCCATTATAATAATTTTGAATTGTTTCACGATAAAAAAGCCAACGATATTTGGGGTTATTCTGGTTTGGAAAAACGCAAAGCCAATTATGTCAAAATGCTTGATAATGGCACACGTATGCTTGCATCAGTTAATGCGGTTAATAAATGGATTAATCAAGCCATTGGTAAATATGACCCTATTTTGACTGCATATAATCTGGCTTTTGATTTGGATAAATGTCAAAATACTGATATTGATTTGTCGGGTTTCTCTAATAAATTTTGCCTTTGGCAAGCGGCTATTGGCAATATCTGCAATAAAAAACAATATCGTCAATTTGTCCTTGATAATCATTTGTTTAATAAGCCTACAGTTAATCACAATATGACATTTTCAACAACTGCCGAATCAGTTTGCGGGTTTATTGATGGTGAATTTAAAATCGAGCCTCATACTGCCCTTGAGGATGCACGCGATTTTGAATTGCCTATTTTGCAAGCCATTGTAAATAAGCGTGACTGGCGCGAGAAAATGACCCCATATAATTGGAAACAATTTCAAGTTAAAGATCACTTTAAAGCGGCTTAATATAGGGGGCGATTATGAAAGGATTATATATAATCGCCCTCTGTTTGCATTTACTGGAAGATAAACGGCTTGATTCTAAAATAGATATTAAGCCATTTAATATTCAAACTCAAACGGAGATTATATAATGGAATTAATTGGATGGATTGGCGGGATTTTATTGGCATTTTGCGGATTACCTCAGGCAATAGAATCTTATAAAACAAAAAATTCAGATGGATTAACTTGGGGGTTTTTGATTATGTGGGGCGTTGGAGAATTATTTACAATTGTTTATATTATCCCAAAATGGCATTGGCCACTCATATTTAATTATACTGCCAACATTATATTTATTTCGATTATCACATATTATAAGATTAAGCCAAAAAGATAATAAAAACCCTTCGGGGTTTTTATTTTGGCCAAAATAAAATGTAATACTTTTGTTTTCAAATAAAATTGAAAACAAAAGTATTACTTTCGGGGCGCCAATTATACTAGTATAATTGAGCCCGTGTCAAGCTTTTTTTCATAGGTGTTTTCCCCTATGTTGTATTTTGGGCACACTTGAAATTTTTTGGCTTTTGGGTGTATAATAGAGGCTTAGCAGGCGAAAAAGGAAAAGCGATAATAACCCCACAAATTCTAGGGGCTTGCAAGATTCCAAAAACCTGCTATAATAGAGGCTTCAACACACAACACAAAGGAAATTTAAAATGACTGCAAAAACTGTAAACTACACCCCCGAGCAAACCACCAAAATGGTGGCCGATTATTTGGCTGGCGCTACTGCCGAAACAATCGCCGAAAATTTGGGCAAAACTGTCCGTTCGGTTGTGGCTAAATTGTCACGCGAAGGCGTTTATAAGGCTAAAACTTATGTTTCAAAAACTGGCGCTCCAGTTGTGAAAAAAGATGCTCACGCCGATGCAATCGGCGCAATTCTCAAATTGTCAGAAAATGAAATCGAATCTCTGACAAAAGCCAATAAAACGGCACTGGAAAAAATCTTTTCCGCTTTGGCTAATTCAAAGCCAATTTAAATAATGGGGCTTTGCCCCATTTAACCCGATTAACTGGAGATAATATGCTTTTCAATTTGCCCTCATTTGCTGATAAACCCGTGGTATTAACTTTCCTGCAACTGGGAATTAATCCACAAGATTATAATGGATTAACATTTGACAAAATCCGTCCAGAATATATTAATATTGCGGCTGATTATTTGCTAGATATTACTGGCGATTATGATTATGAGTTATTCCAGCATTATGAATGGGAAATTGATTATGTTCAGCGATTAATTAAAATCCCCAGATCCGCATTTGTTCCTGATTAATTTTAAAACCCCGAGATAATCGGGGTTTTATTTTGCCCAAAATTTTTGTAATACTTTTGTTTGCAAACCAAATTAGAAACAAAAGTATTACTTTTTGCTGCGCCAAAATTATACCATAATTTTGCGGCCCGTGTCAAGATATTTTACAATTTTTTACAATTGCGTTGTTTTTTCACAACATGAATACTTTGGTAGCACTTTTTCAGCCTGCATGAAAAATGAGTACTTTAGTACTACAGCAGCTTCGCTGCGCCAGTGGAAAACCTTCAAGTGCAAAATCTTGATGGTTCCTGCGCCAGTGCGCGGTCAAGTGCAAATTCTTGCATGTGTGCGCTGCGCCAATATTATACAGTGCCAAAGCAATATGTGTCAAGAGAAAATTTTTTTATTTGAAGCGCGATCCCAAGTTTTGTATAATATTTATATTGATTGAAAGGAATGGACGATGACAGACAGCGAATTTTTCCGCCAAATTCAAGAGGACTGGTTCCACGAATTTGCTGGCGCAGAACTATCCGAAATCTTCGTGTGTACCAACCCACACATCGAAAATTTTGAATTTGACGATGTTCCCTTTTAACAGTATAATAATATCTTTAACAGCGCAGAAACCAACCAAAGGACATATGATGACTGAAGCTACCAAAACCAACTACACCCCAGAACAAACCGCTGAACTCGTGCAAGGCTACCAAGCTGGCGAGACCGTGGAAGTTCTGGCCACCCGCATGGGCAAAACTGTTCGCTCAGTGGTTGCCAAACTCTCACGCGAAGGCGTGTACGTGGCAAAAACCAAAGCTACCGGCGTGGCACGCGTCAAGAAAGCTGATCTGGTTGACCAACTTGCACACAAGTGCGGTGTGGCTCCAGAAGTGTTTGAGTCGCTGGAAAAAGCCAACCACGATGTGCTGGAGGCACTTGTGGCACGCTTGCAGTGATTGCCATGCCTGAGGGTCAAGAAATATTGGCTTGATCTTCAGGGTTAATCACTGTATAATATATACTTAGACAGTCGGGAAAGGCTTTAAAAATGACAAAATCTTTGTCGAGCCTGTTTAGCGACAGCAGCCCACCTCACTAACCAGCAATTAGATTGCAACTATCTGTGTGCTAGCCTGTTCGCAACGACTGTTTATTTTCTCTTGATTTAGTTACCGTTTTACTGTATAATTATTATATTGGGTGACAGCGGTGCAAAAGCAGCGTCTTAATTGTGGGAAATTACCAACCGAGCCACAGCCCCAACGAATTCGGTGTTATGCGACCAATTTGCGAATTGGATAACAACTTAATTGCGACCGAAGCTAGTCGCAGCCAACTTAACCCTCTGATGAGCTGATGCAAGTTCAGCGAAACTCTAAACCTCAGTGCCAGTTTGCAGACACCTTCCCAATTGTCTCGCTGGCGCAGTTTAGGGTCAGGGCGAAAACCAGGAGCTAGTCTCCTGAAATGAGTAGTCTTAGTGAGCTCTCAACACTATACCCGAGTCGCCTTATCCTGTACCGGCGTAAAATGGTCTTAATATCTAGGTTGGTAGCCTATATCTACCCGAGTAATAGCAACCCGTAAGGTGGCTGGTTACCCTACCTATAAGGGCACATGTAGGTCCTGCACGTGACCCTAAACCGTAGCCGTTTTGGCCCTCGTTACTGTGGCTCGACCCTAAGTCGTAAAAAGCGGCGCTGGCAACCCCAGTGCCACAGTGGTTGATGACCCCAACAATCTGTCCAGGTCGTGACATAAAACATCCAGGGCTGTGGAGCCGAACCCATACCACGAGTGATACTCGAACCTCATCAGTGCAGGCGTTGGAAGCGTAGCACACAAAGTCTCACCTAATGTGGAACGCAGTCGCCAACTCAACCAAGTTGGGCAGTCTAGTACGATTTAGGGTCAAGCAGTAAGTGCAAGTGGTTCTTGCCGGTTTAGTCTTGAACAGAGCAACTAAAAACTTGTTAGTACCTGGACGCAGGCATAGTTCACGAGCCCCCAAGATTAGCTGTCTTAGGGGCTTTTGTTTTGCTTATTCTGCGCCATTATACCAGTGCAAAACCTTTGTTGTCAAGTGTGTTTTCCGCAACTTGACCCTAAATTAACGCAAACAGCACACGCAAAAAAGCCCCCATTAACGCAAATTAATGGGGGCTTTGTGCTATTTGAGTAAATTAACCGCGATTATCACGATTTAGGGTCAGATTGGGTAGCTTTTTCTAAGGCACGTTCAATCATAACTAACACAGTCTTGTTGACTTTCTCCAGCGACTCCAACAACTCTAAGTTAGCGTCTAGGAGTGTGGCAATGCGTTCAATATGCTCGGCTTTTTTCACCGGAATTTCACCACGCTTGTTTAAGTAGGATTTTTTCTGGTAGACTCCAAGGCTCGATAGCTTGGCAATTATGCTACGCTCTGGCACTTCGAGCTGAGCACTTAATTCCAGCACCGAAACGCCGGAGTTGTAATCTTGGACCATACGGTCACAAATTTCTTTGGTGTATCTCATTTGGCCTCCATCACAGCCAAGGTAAGTCTGGACGATCGCGAGACTCTGTGCGTCTGCGTAGACGATCTAAATCGGATTTATGAATAACTGGAGATAACTTTTTTAAGTCCTCAGTTACTAAGTTGTATTCTAGCCGTTGTAGGCAGTACTCTAAGTGTTTAGTTTCTGCTAAACTTTTCTTGTATACTGCATATAAGTCTATGTATTTATCTACAGTATTTACAGTAACCATGGTAGGTCAGCCTCCATACTTGTAGAGTTAGATAAAGGTGCTTTCTCTTGTTTGAATACTTTGGATGTAACCAAAGGTTCTGGCATACCGTCCCAATCATTGGGATCTAGAATCATGTATTCTGTTCTAATACTAGGATGTGCTACCCATATTTGTGTAAGCATGGTACCTACTAATTTTGGCGCATATTGTAGTGCTGTACCCCGCATACCTCGCAAACACCAAGCACTTGTGGGGTTAAGATATGAGCCAGCTTTTGGGCCGCTTTTTACTAACAAACCTTGGTGCTGAAGCTCAAGTAGTTGTTCCGACCCTAAACCGTAGCGAAGTGCGTGATCTTCTAGTTCATTAGTATCACTAGTAATATCTGGCTGCCAAAACATTGCTTCACGCAAATTTTTGTCCACCAGTGGAGTTGTTGCATCAATATCCCACTGGGTATACTTAACACCCTGAAACTTCTTTGGTCCCATTAGGATTAATGGAACTAGGGCGCTATAGCTGGCAAACTCTGGATTAATCTGTGATTTAACTAAACTGCCGCGCTTTAGGCTAGTGCAGACCTTCCACAAACCCATGTGCCATGGTGTGGTAATGTTGGTTTTGGCTGTGGCATTTGCATCTACCCGACCATCCTTCCACACTAAAGTCCAGTTGCCATAATGTGCTGCAATTTGTGGTAACATCCACGAATTATAAGCAGTAATACAATGTGCTTTTGCTAAGTCTTCGCATTGTGATGCATTTAGCTTTGCGTATTCCTCAAAAGGAAATTCTTTTATATCATTTGAACGTAATCTAAACATAATTTTCTGAAATGTTAAAAACCAGCTTCACAGTAGCTAGCGGCACTGACCCCCAAGCGGCGAGATCCCAAGGTGGGACAATTTGCTTTGTGGATTTTAATTCAATAAATTTGTGAGTATTTTAAATATAGCTTTTAAAACACAAAAAACAATACCCCCAATTTGAGCAAGCGACCAAACTAGATAATGTTCAACAATTGCATAAACTGTATAAGATTAATGTCTGGGTCCCCTCTCCCGTGACCTCCTTCTCCCCACACTAATCAATACAATTTACATTGTTGAACATTCTAGTTTGTATATCCTTTGTAATATAACTAAATTATAGCACACTTTTTACATAAATACAAGGTGTAGATTTTAGTTAGCTTATGGAAATCGCTTTCAAACCAGAAACTTTCTGACATTTAGCCCTTTAAAAGTGCTAGTGACTTGTTTTGAATATTGCTTTTGCTTAGGGTCAGGTCGAAGTATTGCTGACTTTCAAGAACTGCGAGAATTGCAAGAAAATCTTCCAATTCTTGTATTAATTCTTGTTTGTTGGTGGTTGTGCGATCTGGGTGTGAATTATTTTCACCAAAGCGGTTGATTTTGCTTACCGCTTGAATTACCTCGGCCGCTTCTTCTTGCAGTTTGCAGATCAAATATTGTGTGTTCATAGATTAATTATACTAGATTTTATAAGTGTTTTCGAGTCAGAATTTTTGTTCTAAAATTTCTGTTTGATGCGTTCATGGTGTTGCTAGTCAAAAGCATGCACCACAAAATAGCCTCCAGCTGTGGTAAGCTGAGTGGAGGTTACATAGTTATAACGGTCACTGACTCGTTCGCCTGTGATGGCAACATAGACTTCGTATTCGCTAGGCTCTGCGTCAAAGTCTGTGTGTTCTAGGAACCAACCCATGAGCTTTGAGTCTTGGTAGTCCAAATGTACTAGCTTTAGTGTGCCAGAATGTTTAAAGGCGTTCATGCCTGGGTGCAACATATACTTAAGTGTTCTCACTTTTTTGCTCCCATAATTTGCCACGGATACCACAGTTTGTGAACCAACCACGTTGTTTTCGCTCATCACTACAGCTGCTTCCATATGCCTCAGCTGTATTAGCAAGTGCCCAGTAGTCATTGGCGTTAACAATGGGATGTACACATCTGAGTGCTCCATAGTCCTTTTCACGTGATCGTGAGTGTTGGCACTCTTTGCAGAATTTAACTTGCATCTACTAGCTCCAAGAAGCGGTATAATGTCATGGTTGTAGGGTCATAGCTGGTACCATCAACGATAAACTCCATGTTTTGTGTACCATGCTCAGTTTCATACATCCACCACATCAGCCATTCGAATAAGGTGTCGCCAAGTAGTTCGGCGACAAGTTCTGTGTAAGCACCTTCAATGGGCTCTGCTAGTCCAAAAACTTGATTGTCCGACCCTAAGGCTGCAAGTGCTGTGTTAAGCATGCTCTCTCCAGCTCGTTGCTGAATATTGGCCATGCAGTAGTTGTAAGCAATTTGGTGTGTGGGTTTAATTGTCACGAATATATCTTTCTAGTTGTTTGCGATCCAGCCACGAATGTGCAACTGGAATACGTCCAAATAGTTCATAATTGGTTAGTGCTTGAGTCTTTTCGACTTTGGCAGGTTTAGGCGCTCCGGTACTTGAGATAACCCAGACCTGATTGCCTGGTTCGACGAAAAATCCATCTGCGGTCACACCCACAGCACGAGTGTTGAGTACGGCTTCTGCAAACTGTTCCAGTTCGGATCGCTGCACTGGTCCGATCTGTGACCACTCTAAGAGCCTGGGTGGTAGTAGGTTTTTGATATTGGTCATTTTTTTAATTCCTCTGCACGACGATCAACATCCTTGAGATGTGCGTCCAGTTTTTTGAGCAGCTGTTCACGTTCACGGCCTTGCAGCTTATTAGCCGCACTCAGCATCGAAAAGGCGTCGCTGTTCTTGGCAAGTACATGGTGTTTGTAGTTTACATAGTTCTGCATAATAATCCTTTAGGTCTTGAACGGTGGCATCACACCACTCACACTCTGGGTCACCATAAGGTCCACGCCAGGTATATAGTCGTTGTAAGATCAGCTTGCCACGCCAGTTTGTGCGAAATCGGTAGTGTTTCATTGTGTGCTTTTAAATTGTTGGTCTAGCCAAGGCTTGCATAGCTCCCAGGTTTTGTACTGGTGTGCAATTCCGCCTGCAGCAGTCCACTGATCACAGTTAACTGCACGATCGTCGATTAGTATATCGCCTGGTGTGCAGCGCTGTTGCTTGTCTTCCGAATAAGGGCCGATAAACACTGGAATACCAGGAAAGTAGTACTGTGCCCATAGGACTTTGTCATATGCAGCAAAGGGCAAGTCATTGTTGTGTGGCAGTGCAGTTAAAAAGTAAAGACCCTCAATCTTAGCAGATCGGTATAATTCAAGGCAGTAGGCAACCAAGTCCTCAGCACCTGCTTTGAGTTCTAAGTCGCGAAACATACGCTGTGCAGATTTAAGTCGCCGCCAGGTTTGTTCTGGCAACCATGCTCCGTCGTTGAGTTCTGGACTACGCAAGTAGCTAACAGCAAAAGCTCGCCAGTCAGCTACTACTTCGTCCATGTCTAAGTATAGTTTCATGTTAGCTCCAAGTTCGGTGGGCTTCAGCAACCCACTCACACCCATCATACTCCATAACCGTCCAGTCAACATCATCTGGAATTGTGACAATTTTCAATCGGGCATATGTGCCACCAGCTCGCTCACCTAGTGCTTTGACTGTGGCCAGCAGTCGTGGACAGTCTCTGGGAATGTCAGAATCATACTCACTGGGTTCTGCTCCTTGTTCGCGACAAAAGCCACGGTACATTTCCATGGCTGCTTCGCTGAGGCCAAATCCGCCGTGTCGTGCATTGATTACAATTTGTGTCATACAGTTTCCAGTCTGGTTGAATGTGTGTCGATAACATCGTCACTGGGGTTGTCCAGTGGATGCAAGTATTTAGCTTGTGCAGCAAACATACTGCGAAAACTACCATTAACTGTGGTGATGACTTCTGGTGTGATCTTCCACACATCATCAAACAGGTTACTTTCAGCTGTAACAATCTTGCCGTTGCAGTCGGCTCCCAGTGCTCCGTGCGGAACACCACGAATCATACAAAGTGTGTTTGGTTTGATCATTTTTTCTCCAATTAAGCATATATTATACCCCAAAAAGCAAAAAGCCACAAGTGCAAGATAACACTTGTGGCTTATTTTTGTTGCGTAAAAACAACATTAGTTAAACAGTTTGTTTAGTTTTTGCTCCGTCCAAGGTATGGCGATTTTACCTAGGACAAGCCAACCAAAGCTACAGTAAACAATGGCGTCTAACCAATTTCTGGGAATTACCCATTCTGTTAGCAGAATCCAAAGTGCAATTACTAGCAGCATTGCCCAAAACTGAAACCGGTTTACATAAGCGTAAATACAAAATTCATGCCAAAACTGTTTCATGGACGTTCCTTGGGAAATGGCCAGTTGGGGTTGACGTCAGGAGTGTCTCCCACACAATCACAGCTGCGGCCTTGATTGCAGTCGCCGGTACAGCCGTTGTTGCAACAGTTAATATCTAAGTGCTGGTGTGTAAACCATACCAACACACCAATAATAGTTGCAAATGAAATAAACATTGCAATGTAGATAAGTGTCATATTAATCCCACAAATTTTCGTAGTATTTGCCAAATAGTCGGAAGCCGTTGGTGATACGTGCTTGTTCAACAGCCATGCCTTCGTAGTCACACTTGTAAGTGTCATTGGGGCCACTAACCATGTGGTACAGTGTAGGCTTACCGGCATCATCCCAAGCACAAGGCTCGGTTTTAAAGTCGATAGTACCACTACGATATTTTTCTTGCCAGCTGTCGTCACACTTGCAGGAAAACGCAAAGATCATTTCATCTAGTACCCAATCCCAACGCTTGAAGTGATTGGCGTCTGTGTCCCACTCAGATTCCTTGGCAGGAGCTGAGGTGCTCTTGAGATGTTCTGGAACGTCACAGTCATCTACGTGTGGTGCTCCATGTTTGGTAGCTTGCAATTGACGCAGCATGGGCAGTGCAATAAGTGCTAGAGTATGGTCCATGCCCCAAGTATCCCAACGATCAATTTTTACATACACTTGGCGCTGCTTCTTAGACTCAATCCACTGACACACTCGGGTTAGCCAAGTATCCGAACCATCCTTGCGCTCAGCAAGCCAAGTGCCAAAGTCATGAACCCAGTCAGGTTTGGATTCCATGTTGTATTTGTCTTTAACTGGTTTGACCCAAAAGCAGAGTAGGTCAGCAATTTGATAAGGGCCCCACCAAGTGGTGTATTTGCCGATTTTTACTTTCATGGAAATAACCTCAATTGTTGGTAGACATAACAGTGCAAGTTTTCACGAGCACGATCAAATACTTCGCATGGCTCAACCATTTCAGGCTCACAGCCTTCAACCGCACAAGCGTATTGCAGCAAGGTGTAGTCAATGTCCAACCACATGGCTTCAGCTCCGGCTTTGTAAGCCTCAAACATCCAGTAGTCACGATTGTCAGAATTGGCAGGATTGCCATAGCCGTAGACTTGTGCACGATTTGAACCCAGTTCAGGATACTGTTCTTCAAAAAACCAGCGATTAAACTCACGCTTTAAGTTAAATTTTTCACGTTGCATTAATAAGGTCCTTGGTGATTGTCACAAGCAGCAGTGATTTCTGTGTAGAAGTCCGCCAGAACTTTGAGCGCATCTTTGTCATCGCCGTGTTTATAGGCATTACGAATTGCATTACGAAAGTCATCTAGCAAATTGTGGTACTGCTGGGCATTAAGATACATACGAGCCTCATCAGCGTCAGCACATTGAATTTTAAGTTCTAGCATATTTGTTTAATTGTTTGAGTGTTGAGAGGTCGGTAACCGGTTGGTAATTAGACTTTGCCATTGGCACAATACAGTGCTTGAAAGCACGTGCTACTAGCTCGCCACACGGCAAGCAAGTGTGTTTGCCCAATGCCCAACGGCGTGGGTTTACGTCATCTGAACATTTTACGCAAAAATACATTGTTGAAGTCTCCGAAATATGAATTATTATATCACTATGGGCCGGAGACTTCAAATCTTTATTTTCGCATTGCACGAACTAAGGTTTCAGTTAGGCTACGAATGGCTTTCTCATAACTTTGAACACGTTGACGCTGACCTGGCAACCATTCAGGTTTTAGTGTAAGAGCCAGTTCTTCATCCGTGGTAACTAGCACAGGTTTAGTGGTGCCATCTCGCCAACGAAGTCGTTCACAGTAGATGGTTACTGTTTTTAGGCTTGGAACCATCATGGGCTCTGACCATGGTTCTTTGGCTATGTTAATTTTAACTGGATCTTGTACCGCTACACGTATAGCTCCTTGACGCTCTAGCTGCTCTAGCAGCCAAACAGGTAAATCTAATACCGTAATAGGTTCAAAATCTTTAGTGTAGAGTACAACATTCATATTACCACTGAGCCTCATTGGGAATTAGTTTGCGGTGTTGAATCCAGCCGCGAAGGTTACCTGACCACAAGTCTGAATTAGCACTTACATGAGTAACACCAAGTTCCCAAGTTTCTGGCTCAAAACGGCACATTGTAGCGGTATCCATTGGAGTGGCCTGATGTTCAACAGGACTTGCGTGTGCAGGTTCTGATTCAATCAGTTGTTGGTAGATTTTCTGAGCCTTTTCCAGTGTATCATCGTTCTTACGGTACGACACTTGAGCACAACAGCTAGCGCTGATAACACGGGCTTCGTCTGCGGTGATATCATCACCTTTGTTATCACTATATAACAACTCATTATTAATAATGCTACGATAAGTATTGACATAAGGTACATGCCATTCTCCTGGGTGCAATAGTTGTGGAGCGCTAGCATCATATGCTTCACGCATTTTGCGTGCTAATTCAGCAATTTCAGGCTGTGCGTCTGCATGGTCGCGCAACCAAAAGTAGTTAGCCCACTCAGTTCCCGAAATAACCGTTTTCATAGTCATCCAAGGCTCAGTAACACGGTTGGCAATTTGCTTGTGCAATCCAACACGATCACTCATTGCCCAAGCCCAGTGCAGTGCATCTTGCATAGCACGTTGCCACATAAACTTAACGTCTGCTAAGTCATTGGTAACCAGTTCTTCTTTGGCTTGCATACCTGGTTGATTTTTACCCCAGTATACAGGGCCAGCAGGTGCTGCTTTGATTTGCTCATGCATAGCCTTGACTGGAATAGCACGAGAACTCGCCGAGTTCTTTGACAACATACGATGTGTATTAAGTTCTGCTAGGATAAAGCGCGGATACTCAATTTCCATAGTAGTCATGCGAGTGCCTTCTGGACTAACTGAGTCAGCAAGGATTCGGGCAGTAATGTGGTCTTTAAAATTCATAAATTATCTAAAACAAAAAGATTCAAGGTAAGCTTTAACTTTGGCTTCTGGTACGTCACATGGACATTGCATATCAAAGCCTTTATTAGGTGTAGTCCACCACTTGGTAATCAATTCAGGATTACCAAGCAGTGAAAGTAGTAGCGCATTAAGGTAGTCTGTGGGGCTCATACTTCAATCACCTTGTGTGCATCAAATCCAACACCATCGTTCATAGCGTTGTAGTAACCATGAGGATTAGCAACCACACGAGTATCACCAAGAAGAATATCGGTTGCATCGTGCGTATGGCCAAACAGCCAAGTAGTATCAGACATAGTGCTGATATACTCACCCAAGTTATTAGCAAAATAGTCATTGATTAAGTCCGGGCCACGAAAACGTGGTGCAATGCACTCACGTGCTGGTAAAAAGTGTGTGACAACCACAACTTTGTTGTCGCCACGCTGTTCATACTGATCTTGAATATAACCAAGATGTTGGTAGTAAGTTTTAGCGCAACGATTAACATCAAAGTCGCGAATCTGGCGGAAGTCGTTGATTCCACGCTTGGCTGCTGACTGCGAAAACGGATTGTCTCCAAAGTTAGTCCACAGTGTACCACCAACAAACTTAACGTCTTTGATTGTAACAGTGCCTGGGTTCAAGAAGTGCACGTTGTCGTATGCAAAGCACTTGTTTTCCATTTTAGCATTGAACTCGTCAAAACCAGTACCATAGTATTCATGATTGCCTGGCACGTAAATGATTTCAGGAAATCCTTGGTCTAGGAAGTGTTTGATAACGTCCATAGTGTTGGTGCTGCCTGAAGCAATGTCGCCAGCGAGCACAAGCACGTCTTCACCACGATATTCACTCATAGCATGAGTTTTATATGGTAGTCGAAATTCTGTGTGTAGGTCGGATAAGAGTCTGATCTTCATAATTTTTTCCTTAAGCCTATATTATAACAGAATAGACTGGGAGATTCAACTGTAAAAAATATGGTTTCCAATTACGGCCACCACACGTTTTTTACGATTCCAACGCGGATCTACTTGTTTGGTATGAAAGTATAGTGCACGAAAGTTTGGTAAGTGTATTGAGCGCGTTAGTACAGCTGCTGCCAGGTCTACAGATGCTTCCCAGGCTTTGCGATCTCGTATTCTTCGTGAGTTATCTAGTGTCCAAGAAAATTGTTTGTGTGCATATACTACTCCACAAACAGTTTTATTGAAAGCACCGCTAGCTACACGATTGATAGTGACTTGCGCAACTGCCAGCTGACCCTCAAGCGATTCACCTCGGGCTTCGTAATATATGTTCTTGGCCAGGCAAAATATCTCGGCTTTGGGAACCTGTGAGATTGGTATTGGTTTCACACGCAGGGTTCCAAGGCGGTCTTGGCCAAGGTTGCCCAGGCCAAGGCTTGTAAGCAGGGCTAGGGCTGCTATTCCGAGCTTTAATGTCTTCATTTAAGATCTCCATTAGTGTATCGAAGCTTTGCTGCTCTAGATGCGTGCCTTGATTATTATCAAGTTTCTCCGCTAGGTGCTGGAGCAGTACTAGAATTTCGAAGCGTTTCGTATTGTTGTGTAAGTTCATTTAACTGACTCTGTAAATTAATACTGACCTCATGTGCTTGTTGCACAGCCTGTGATAGCTGCGCAATAACATCGGCAGCCTTAATCATTAAGTTATTGGGTGGTCTATTGACCTGATAAGGATTGTTTTCCCCATCTTGCATGGTGTAACTATCTCCGTGCCGTAAACGCTGTACAAGCCAATTAATATCCATAATTTCTGTTAAATTTATAGTCGAAGTTACATTATAGCCCAAACGGCTTTGTGTGGCAAGTCAAAATTTATATGATCTGCGCCAAAGCACAAAAAATTTTAGTGTTGACGGTGTGTTACTTGAGTGATATAATAAATAATCGAATATTATAGGTGTTTTTATGACATTTAGCGAATACATTACACGTCATGCTTACTACTCGTACTTAGAGTATTGCAGACAGAACTATTTAAAACCTGAAGTAGACATTGATGTAAATAAGCCAAAGCTATGTGCTTTGGTAAAATCTCCTGTTGACAAGTCTGGTTAAATCGCTTATAATGAATATTCGCCGACCATATAAACCTGGGCCAAGTCAAATTGCCCGATACAAAGCCAACACAATGCCTAAAACAGAAGACTTCACAGCAACTCAAGAACATCAAACAGTATTTGGGGAATTTCCAACTCAAGCAGACCGGGACTGTATTGTAGATACAGCTACAATACCTACAGAAACCCTTGCTGCAATCCAAAAACAGTTTGGCACAGCACTAAAGTTTGATGGCGACAAACTGCCACTACACTTGCTGAGCACAGAAGCCATGAACCAAACAGCAGCTGTGCTGAAGTTTGGTGCACAAAAATACGCAGAACACAACTGGCGCAAGGGCTTTGCCTGGAGCCGACCCTTAAGCGCAGCAATGCGTCATATTACAGCATTTAATGATGGTGAAGATCGTGACCCTGAATCAGGCCTATCACACTTGGCTCACGCAGCCTGCTGTATTATGTTCCTTTTAGAATTTGAGAAAACCCACCCCAACCTAGATGACCGATATAAACAACCTGTACAAACGCCTAACTAAAAGGCTGACCGGAACCCGTAAAACCCTCACAGAAGCTTGCCAAGATGCAGGTATTGATATTGAAGACATTGATGACTACTTGCTAGAAGAATATTGTAAAGAGTGCTCACACTGTGGTATTTGGGGCAGTGACCATAAAACTGATCGGGATTACTTTCCGGTATGCCGAATATGCTTTGGCTTAGTAGGCCGATAAATTTATATTTGATCGTGTGAGTTAGTTTTGTTATAATTGTGGCTATGACATATTTTAATCAAAACATTCAGCGCATTGGCTTTGCTTGTAAAATTCAAACAGAGCATGACAAAGCACATCCCGACTTGAATACCAAGTCCACAACCATCAGCTATCTTGCTCGTCAGACCGAAGATAATGTGCGTGCTAAGCTGTGGGATTTGCTTAACCACAATTTAAGCACCTTTTATCGTCAGCTCAAGTATGTAGCTAATCTGCCAGCACATCAGCGTATGTTTCGCATTACTTCGGACTTACTGCCAGCATATACTCATGAAGATTATATGCCGTTTTACTTTCAAAGCGACGTAGTTGCCAAGATTGAATACTACCTATCAATGTGCGGCGAGTTTGCACGTGCCAACGATATTCGTCTTAGCTTCCACCCAGGCCAATTTTGCGTGCTTGCGTCAGAGAATCCTGGTGTTGTAGAGAATTCGATCACAGAGTTCGAGTATCACTGCGATCTTATTCGTTATATGGGTTACGGCAAGCAGTTTCAAGACTTCAAGTGCAATGTGCACGTTGGCGGCAAACTAGGTCCCGCAGGTATCAAAGCTGCTATGCGTCGTTTGTCTCCCGAAGCACGCAACTGTTTAACAATCGAAAATGCCGAGTTTACTTGGGGTCTTGATGCTAGCCTTGAGCTGGTCGACACCTGTGCACTTGTCTTAGACATTCACCACCACTGGATTAACTCAGGAGAATACATTGAACCTACTGATGAACGTTTTAAGCGTGTTTGCGACAGCTGGCGCGGTGTGCGTCCTGTTATACATTATAGCGTCAGCCGTGAAGACTGCTTGGTTGAACACGACCCAACTACTAGACCAGATCTCAAGCAACTAAAGTCCATGGGTTTTACCAGTGCTAAGCTTCGTGCTCACAGCGACTACTACTGGAATCAAGCAGTAAATAACTGGGCCTTGACATTTAGTCCCGTTGCCGATATAATGTGTGAATCAAAACAAAAAAACTTGGCAAGCACACCACTTGCAAAGCAATGCCTTATTCAAACAGTTACCTTAATTCAAACAAAATGACTACACAACAACCATTTGCCGCAGGTACAAAAAATGACTCTATCTTTAAAACCAATGCTCCGTATGCCAACCAGTATCAAGGTAGCGGTCCTCGCTGGCTTTTTGTGTGCAGTGCTGGCCTCTTGCGAAGCCCAACCGGTGCCGCTCTTGCTATCCAACGCGGTATCAACGCTCGCAGTTGTGGCTCAAACTTTAACTATGCGTTGATTCCTTGTAGTGCCAACTTGATTAACTGGGCACAAAAAATTGTGTTTGTTAATCGTGAAAACTTGTGGCAATTGGAAGATAACTTTTTAGGTCACAAAGATTTGTTGGAACAAATTGAACAAAAGCAAATCGTCCTAGACATTCCCGACAATTACGAGTACATGGAACGTGGTTTGGTACTTCACTTTGAAACCGAACTGTTTGACGTATACAGCCCAGTAACCAAAACAATGTAACAATAACCGTCTGTGGTCTAACGGATAAGACAAGGGTCTTCTACACCCTGAGATGTGGGTTCGATTCCTGCCAGACGGGCCAAATTTCAAACTTGAACATTTGTTTAAATCAGCTTATAATATAGGCTGATTTGGAGAAATTATGAATAAAGTTCTTTTAGACCTGCTTAAACAATCAACTGTGACCAAGTATCGTGGCATGGGTGAGATTGATGAACTTGACCAAAAGAAGTTCGCTGAACTAATCGTTCGCGAAGCTGCCAGTCTAGTTGCTAGTGCACAGATTACAAAAGACGGACATACTTGGCGATCCGCTGACTATGTTGTCCTAGAGCATTTTGGAGTTGACAAATGAGTAGTTACACACCAGACGTTTGGGTCGTCTTAGAATTTGACGCACCGCAACTTGAAAAACCAATGCGTAAAGTCTTTGCGGGCTGGTACGGTGGTTACACCGGAAGCAATAGTTGGAAACTTAATTCGGGCATTACTGAAGTACGCATTGACGACCAAGGCCACTATGAGTTTGATGGCTATAGTGGTAGTACTTACTACTGCCACTTCAATAACTACCATATGAGCAGCTTAATGCAAGGAGTTCTAGCCAATTGGTTAAAAGAAGCCGATCTGCGCGGCGATACAACAATCAGAATTTTGAGTATTGACGAGATTGTTAAAACTTGATATAATATAGGCTGATTTGGAGATATTATGGCAGGCTATTCACGCGACTTTTTAATTGACGCTTTTATGTCACGATACATTTGTTGCACTCTTATTACTATAGAGCAACTTGTAAATCTTGAGCAAATGGCAAACGATCTTTATGATCGAGTTGGTCGCGATAGTTTCCGTACATATGCCAGCTTAGATGCTGAAGCACTCAGAGTCTATAAAAATAGTGTTGACTGATTGTGGTCTTTGTTGTATAATTAGTTCTTTAAATAATATAATTGCCCGTTTGCATCACTGACTTGCTCCCTAATGAGTTATATGCTTCGTAAAATGCGATTACCAAGGTAGTTGGTGGTAGTTGTGGTTATCAAACTTGAGGACTGTCGTCCAATAGTAGCAAGACTATATGAGCCACTTAGGGGTGGCACTCATATAAAAGCACATACTGTTCCGCCCTCTAGTTGGGGAGATAGCGACTAGCGTTGATGGACTGTTTAAGTGTGCTTTTATATGGGTCGGTAGCTTAACTTGGTTAAAGCGCAAATCCGGACTACAAACCCTTCACCTAGTAGCCTCTCCTCTGCCGCAAGCACGAAGGTAACGGTGGGCTGAATTCGAATATACGCTTATGGGATTGTAGAATTTTAGAGAAGCAGGTTCAAGCCCTGCCTGACCCACCATATTTTAGTGCTTTCCAGCGGAATACTAGAGAAAGTTTTGTCGCCACTGTGCTTTGGCGCGACAATCGTATCGTCTAGTCTATGCGTGGACATGAGCTTGCGGAATCCACAGATAACCGCAAACTGAAAGTACTAAAATATGGCTTGAAAAATTCTTACTTGTTTTTGTATTGCAAAACAGGTATAATAGTTATTCTGATCTTGCTTCCACCGACAGATCACTATATCGGGGAGATTTCGCACTATTCTAAAAAGTGTAGTTCTCGGTGTAGTGAAATGGCATCACCCGACGTTTGGGGCGTTGAAGCGCAAGTTCGATTCTTGCCACCGAGACCATATTGTTGTGGCCTTTGCTAGATTCCGGTTCAGTCGCGGAGCTTTACAAGAAGAATTGGCCTTGCTTTCTAGATAAGCATTGCCTATACCTTGAGCTTAGTAAATAGCAAGAAGTAATTGATCTATGTAAAACTAAGCCGATGCCTTAGCGGGTGTGGTAGTAAACAAAGGTTACAACAATATGGAAATTAAAAGCGTATCTAAAACACTTGGCTTATATTATGGCCGTGTAAAAGAAACAGTCTATACTACAAAAATTGACGAAAACAACAAAGAGTTTGTTCAACAAGTAGTATATTTACGATCAGGCAAGCTAGAACCACTAAAAGGTTCTAGTGTAGATACAAAAGTATAACGCGCAAGTGGTGGAATGGTATACACGCTGGTCTTAGAAGCCAGTGCCGAAAGGATTGAGAGTTCGAGTCTCTCTTTGCGCACCACATTTTGGGGTCTTAGCTCAGCTGGGAGAGCGGCTGCTTTGCAAGCAGTAGGTCAACGGTTCGAACCCGTTATTCTCCACCAATTTTAAATATTATTATGAAAACACGAAAACCCAGGAACCACGTCCAACTAGCGCTGATGAAGCGTGGCGGCAGTGGTTCACATCAAAAAAGCCACAAGCAGCTTCGTGGCCAATGGAAGCGCAACCTGGACGTATAACTTAACGGCTAAAGTAGTGGGCTTTTAACCTACAAATCAGAGTTCGATTCTCTGTGCGTCTACCATATTTGAACACATTGGCAAGTTGGCGTTCAACCACTTGAAATCATTACCTGCGCAGGCAACACGTTTAGGCAACGAGGTACACGTTGCAAAAGTGGAAGCTAGTGTGTTCAAATATGGTATTATATACAAATACTCTGTGTAGCTACAGTGGAACCCCGATAGCTTGCTAAAGTCGACTAAGCAAGAACCGGCCATGAAGAGTGAGGGCTACTACAGATTCAAGCACTGAACAGAGTATTTCTATATGTTATTACGGCCCTATAGTTTAATGGTAAAACGGCGGATTTATATCCCGTAAGCAACAGATAATTGGTTCATCTGGGTTCGAATCCCGGTGGGGCTACCAAAAATATGAATACAAAACAAAAAGGCAACGCTGGTATAGGTGCCGCAATAGCATATTTTACTAGACAAGGTCACAATGTGCTAATACCTTTGACAGATAGTCAAGAGTATGACTTAGTGGTAGATATTGACGGCTTTTTAAATAAAGTACAGGTAAAATATACTGCACAAAAAGCACCTTCTGGTAGCTATCTAATAGCTTTAAGAAGTATTAGTGGTAGCAGTAGGCAAGAGTACAAAACGGTACAAAATACTGATATAGACTATCTTTTCTGCCTAACTGAGTTAGGTGATACATATCTAGTACCTATATTGGAACTAAATCATGCTTCAACAATGACAATTAATACTGCTTTTAAAGATAAGTATAAAGTATAAAGTATAACTGGAACAATCCCATAATGGTATTGGAGCTGATTGCTAATCAGTCGCTCGGCGTAATCCGGGTTCGGGGTTCAAGTCCCCGTTGTTCCGCCAAATTATGCAGCAGGTAGTGTAATGG